GTGTCAAGAATTCGTTTTCTGTGATCTTCCCGGATACTCTCATTTCTTCTGCGACTGCCAAATAAAAGTCGCAGGTCTCGAATGAGGTAACAACCTCAAAGAAGTCTTTTAAATTTTTGAATCCGGTTGACTGTTGAACCGGGAAATTGATCACTTTTGCCATTTTGTTTCCTCCCTCGTTCTTTATGTGATTATAATAACACGTTAGCGATACATTTGCAAGACGGAATAGTGCATAAAATCAAGACTTTTTGAAAATACAAATTTGTGCAATATATAACACGATAACGATATTACGATAACGTGTTATTCCGAAATGCTCTGAAATAAATGGATGTTGACACGATAACGATATTATGATAACGTGTTAATATAGAATGATGGGAGGGTATAAAATGGCTACGACAAAAGCACACATGAAAGCAACTGCAAAATATGAGAAAAATAATTATTTCAAAACCTTAGTGCGATTTAAAAAAGAAGACGAGGAACGCATAAGAGCCGCCGCAGGCGACAGCTTAAACGGATTTATTGTTAATTGTGTATTAGATGTAATTAACAAGGCGGAAGAACGGCAGACCTCCACACAAGCCCCAGAAATGCCCGCAGAACTGTCCAAACCTGCAAGTCGGGACTATTTACCGATTACATCGGAAAATATCGAAAAAGTCGATTTAGACGCATTGTTGACCGGCGGCACAAAGTATCAAATAGATATTTTTGACTTGTACGGTCCTGACGGGTTCAATAAACTTTTAGAGATGGCGGAAGAAAAGCGAAGCCGGGGTTGATTTCCTCGGCTTCGCTTGTTATAATTGTTTTACGGACGTTTATTAAAATATCAGCAAATATTTAATATCCGCAGGAGCCCCAGCGTTTTACTGGGGCTTTTTCTATGCAGCATACATTTTCGAGATAATCAGAAACCGGAGGGCTTCATATTGCCTGCCGTTAATCCCGGCGAAGTCGTTCCCGGTCAGGTCTAATAGCTTCTCTAATTTTCTTTTTGTGTGGGCTTTTTCAATCAGCCCCAGATATCTGTTGTATCTCACTCTTTTATTTCCTCCAATCTAATAACAAGCCCTAACTCGTTATTCTTATTTGATCTTGTGATATAGAAATCAATCACGCGATCATCAAAATACTTTTTGCAGGTCTGAAGCATTTTCCCACTCATTTCCCATTCTACAAATTCGCTTTTTCTGCCTTTCTGGATTTCAAAGAAATCGCAGTGCATTGTGTTGAATAAATCTAAAAATTTAATCATGTTTTTCTCTCCGTTCCTCCAGCTCTGCGTCTGGCTGTTTGTTCTCTGTTGATGGTTATATAATAGCATAGTTTAATAATGATGTCAATAGCATAGTTTAATAAAATGTATTATTTTTAAAATAGTGTTTTTTCTGCACATATAATAGGAAATAAAAAATATCGAAATAAAAACCCATAGCCGATTGACGCATAGTTTAATAAATGATATAATCAAAGCAAACAATAACAGGAGGGTTAAAAAATGGCATTTAAAGAGAAAGAAAAGGAACTTTCATATATTGCACAATATCAAAAAGACAAGTACGACCGTATAACAGTAATGGCGCCAAAAGGAACCAAGGAAGACGTAAAAAGAGCAGCCGATCTAAAAGGCGTCAAGATGTCTGCATTCGTTCTGGAGTGCATACAGAAAGAATTGGAAAGAATGAAAAATTAGTAGAATAGTTTAATAAAATACTTGACGCATAGTTTAATAAATGATATACTGTAACCATAGAAAGGAAGTGGTTACAGTGAAAACAGAACAATTTAGGATTAATGAAAATTCTGATTTCCCAGGTGTCTATATAATTGTAAATATGGACAATCAAAAAGTATATATTGGTTCAACCAGAAACATATGTAAGAGATTGAAAGCGCATTTATATAGTCTAAAAAAGGGAAAACATTCATCAAGTACTTTTCAAAAAGATTTTGATAGTGGTAATTCATTTATTGCATATCCTCTAACAAGGGTTGAACTATTGCCAAAGTATTTAAAGGACCATAATTTAAGACATTTTGAATACATGGCGATTAAAATGTTTGATTCTACGAATCCAGAAAAAGGATACAACAAAGTAAATCACAAAGTGGAATCTTACGAGCTTGGAAATATAAAACGAGCAAATTCTCAATTTAACGATTTTTTTGAAGTAAAAGAAAAGTACAAAGCAAAAGTAAAATTATATTGTAAAGAATACTACGAAGAAGAATTAGAATTTTTCTTAAAACAGGCTATGCGTTAAAGAAAACACATCACACAGCCCCGGGCAGGGGCGGACAGGAGGAATAAAAAATGATAAAATTAAACACATTATCTTACGTTTACGGACAGAACGACACAATAGAGGTCGGAGAGGAATACTATTTCGGTCAGCTCTGGGACGGAAACGGGGACGGCGAGGAACTGCTAGAGTCTGGAGCGATCGCCGTGTACCAGGACGGGGAGGAATATATTGTTGACTTCGAGATTCTGGAACCTGCGGATGATATTTTACAGACCCGAGTCAAAGTTATCGGGATTAACTAGGAGACAGAGCAATGAAGTATATAATCATGGATTATGCAGACGGTGATTGTTTCACCGATGAATTTGAGGACAAAGAAGAAGCCCTTCAGGAAGCGGATGGACAATGGGAGCATCTAACAAGGTGCGAAAAGAAACATAGAACGGCGTTTTACGTGCTGGAAAGCATCAATCCAGATGAAGACGCGCCCAATCATTACGATGGGGACATCGTAAAACGTTGGAAATAAAAACAAGCCCTAGGAGATAATCCCGGGGCTTTTATTGTCTTATTTTGGCGGCGTAATATGAGGGGGAACAACCCCGCCGCCGAAGTTGTTAAAATACATTTAGCACAAAACCGTCGAAGTTGTCAAGCAAAATTTTTTTTATTTTGGGGCTTGATTTTTAAAACCAATGTGGATAAAATTAAAGCAACGACAGGTGACGGAACTCAGGAGGGGAGCAACAGCCAGAGTACGAAAAGAATAAGAATTTAGCAGCCAGATCACGCCGGATAAGGTACCGGAAGGTCTGGCTTTTTGTGTTTAATAACCGGAAAATTACAGTATTACAAGGCGTATAAATATATAATAACTATATATAATCCCCTCCAAGATTCCAAAGCCCTAGAGTTTATTAATATATATATGCTATACAGTACTGTATAGATATAATATATATAATTACTAGGGGGAGTAATAAGAGAATAAAAGAAAATAAAATATGGTATTGACAAAGGTATATTATCTTTGCTATAACAGAGATACAGAGAAAAACAGAATAATTTATTATAACTTTTAATTATGCTACCGAGTCTGGTTTTACTATGACTTTACTTTTACGATCACAGAAGTGATTTGTATGTTTGTATTGTCGTAGTAGGTCCAGACTTTTTTTATTTATATTAATTATCTGGAGGTGATACAGTGCAGAATACAGATAACAGCGTGTTAGATACGTTTAAACAGGATACAAAGAGATACTTAGATATATTTTGCGCTGAATATGGTATTGAAGACCTTATGAAAGCGCCTCAGAACACATTTGAATCAGCTCTTAGTTATGCAGGGGATCATATATTTCTAAAGCCTGAAAACGTAACGCTCAAGTACAACAGGCAGACTATATTAGATTGTGATAATGCAGAACTGATCAATTACATACTCGACTATTATATATTTATATGTGGCGTATATAACAAGGAGTCAAATATACAAGGGTTTGCTAAATATATTAAGATTAGTGAACAGACTATGTACAACTGGATAAATGGAGAGTATAAGACAAAGATATATATAGATACAGACGGCAATGTTATCAAGGATATACAGGAGTGGAAGTTGAATAAGAGAGGGGAGTATAGGGAGATAGCAAGCACATCACACCTTGACCTAATTAAAAAATTAAATGCGAATGACGAACATTCACTTGCAAACATTGGAATCAGTGACAAGAATAACACAGGCGTGGCAATGAAACTCAATTCTAAATTTGGATGGAACGCACCAAACGGACGGAGTGCAGAAGAGAACAATGGAAAGCCAAAGCAGACAGCGCAGCAGATCGCGGACAAGCACAGGGCAGCGCTGGAGCTTCCAGAGATGGAAAAGCCGGAGTTGTAACACAATAAAACGTGGAAAACGTTCGTGAACTGCGGACAAAAGGGCATAAATTCAGATAAATTGTGCAAACTGTATATCATGCGCAATTTATACAAGCGGTATTTGTACAATGTGTATGTCAATCTATATAAGAAACTGAAGTTTGTTGTATAGATACATATGTTCGTGCTGAATAGCGCCCCTACGCGCACTTCCTTGATCACCGCCGCAGGCCTTTGATGGTCAGCGTTAAGCCAGGAAAGCGGGAACCCATGGGGCGGCGGGCTTCCCTGGTAGCGTCCGGCATGGATACCGGGAGGGGGTCTACATAAGCCTCAACACACGCCGAGTAAGTACTCCGAGTTCCCGAAAAATTAAAAAAGCCTTCTCCAACAGCAAGGCTTAAAAATTTCGAAAAAATAAAAAAAGAGTTCCCCATGGCAGAGATAGTGATTGCAACATGACAAGCCATAAGCCTTAATGGTTTCTCTGCCATAAATAACAAGGCGATATCAGAAAGGCAGGTATAAACATGAGAATAGGGTATGCTAGAAACTCAAAAATTTGGTTTTCACTTTCGGATAAGGAAAAGATTCTCTCACATGAGAATGTAGATATACTTGTCCGCGACTTAGAAGATGAAGAAAATTTTAAAGCTCTTTGTTGCAAAATGAAAAAGGGAGATTTGCTTATTGTCTGTGGAGTGGATGATATTGGAAGTACCAGGAATGAAATCGAAGATACATGGAGACAGATTCGCGACCTCGAAGTAGAGATTCGCGTAATTACAGCTCCAGCACTGCTTCAAAAAGAGAATATGACTCTTGATGAATTACTGATAAGAGACGTTACGCTTAGCGTGCTGGCTTTCCAAGTTGAGATTGCCAATCAGAAACTTAAAGAATTATAAAGGTTCATATTTGATATGCAAGAAAGGCGAAAAAATGAAACAGATCGTAAATAATGATGGATACCTGAGATCAGCGTTAATGGACGTAGCTAACCAGCTTTTAAATATTTGCAATGAAACAGGAACCACGAATATTCAGTTACTAATATCTTCTTGGGATGATAATAAAGGCATTACGCTTTTGGCAAAAGCAGGAGACAAACCGATTCTTTCAGTAAAGATGGACACTGCCTATGAAAAAGAATAACCCTCAGGGCGAATCAATCAGAATCCGTCTCACGTACCAGCTAGAACAAAAACTCATAGCCGAGAAGAACCGAACCGGCAAAAGTGTATCGCAGATCACCAGAGAAGCATTGGAACAATATTTCCGAAAGAGATAGGAAAAACGCCGACTCAATTTTTCTCAAAAAAATAAAAAAGAGGTTTTTATATGTCAGAAGAATACAGTGAACGCTTTGATGAACTTCGTAAGAATCGAGTCGAGGTAAGCTATCATAAATACGGTCCTGCCAGGAAGAATTTTAAAACCGGAAACGTACAGGCGCTTCCTACAATGGAACGGTGCATTGAAAAATATAATTCCACTGGGAATACAGAGTACCTTGTGGATGCGGCAAATTACCTTATGTTTGAGTTCATGTACCCGCAACACCCTAAAGCACACTTTAAAGCCACAGACAGCAAGGATAGCGCCGGGATAGTCGGGATTAGCGTGAAAGAAATGGAGGACTTGAAGAATGAACAGTATTGACCCAGTATATTACGCATATGTAATGGATGAAACAGCGATTTTCACAAGAGAAAAACCAGACCCTGGAAAAATTCAAGGATACGTGATATTTAAAGCAAATAAAGTCAAAGTTCTTTTGGGGAACGCGACGGCGTATGAAGATCTGAATGGAGATGTGAAGATTGACCTTTCAAAACAGAAACTAACCGACGCAGTAGCCATTTTAAGGCACGAACTTCTGACACACGGAGAAGTTTACAATGGCTTCAAAGCAAGCCTTAAAACAGCAATTGAGAAGTATTGTACCTGCGGTTTACCATTCGAGCCAGAAGAAGAAACTGCCGGTAAGATTCTTGATTTCATGATCGGAGAGGAACAAAGAGAATGATTTTAGCAAAATTCGTAGCAGCCATGTTAGATATTACATTTTTCACATTGGTCTTGGCATTCCTTATATCACAGGACGAAGTCGAAAAGAAAAGCAATCCAATAGCTTCAGCAATATTTATATTAATGGAAATATGTTTCGCAGTTAATGCAGTTGTGATTTTTAGATTATAAGGAGGACACAAATAATGAAATTTTCAGAAGCATTTAAACTTATGAAACAGGGAGCGAAGGTAAAACTTCCATCATGGGGCGGATATTGGTATTGGGATGCAGAAAAAGAAACAATTATGATTCAGTGCCGCCCACAGGATAGCGATACTCAGGGCGACTTACTTGACATCAGGAAAACTCAGAGGGTCGAATATACCACTATGAATATGCAGTCTGATGAATGGATTATTGCAGACGAAACAAACTGCCCGGTGCTCGGTGGCGAATCAGAGTTTTCTTTTGGAGATGCAATTAAATATATGAAACGTGGACTCAAGGTTGCAAGAAAAGGATGGAACGGAAAGAAACAGTACATTCAGCTTGCTACCAGGATTTCGTATAAAACTGCTGATAATAAAATCGTAAATTGCGAACATGATGCGATTGGAAATAAAGCCATTGCTTTTGTCGAAACATCCGGCGTACAGATGGGATGGCTTGCATCTCAGGCGGATATGTTAGCAGATGATTGGATTTTTGCAGAATAAGAGGAGAACCCAATGTGGTTAGCATTCACAATACAAATTCCCCTGTTCACTATACTGATTGAACGGGTGAAAATACAAGAAAAGCAGAAGCCTGTCGTTCTCAGGTTCGGGAAAGCCTTTGAATCTGACAGGTCGAGGCATCCAGAGTAGCTTAGGTCTGCGTTGGTGAAACTCAATGGAGAATAACTTTTCCCGCCCATTGAAAAGTAACTGGCGCGGACTTAACAATATTAATAGCTATGATGCTTTCTAAAACCACCAGAATATATCACATTTCCGGGAACGCCAACCCGGAAAGTAATGGGCTATCGCCAAGCGGTAAGGCTCAGCACTTTGACTGCTGAATTCGTGGGTTCGAATCCCACTAGCCTAGTTAGCTATATCATTGGCATGATATAGTTCCTCTGAAATACCATCTATCCCATCAGGGGATGAATAAAGGGGCTTCAAACGTCCCGGATGGTTTCCACATTTTGTGGAGCAGCGGACCCTTTGTTGCGACTGAGAGGGCAAGAATCGCAACAGCAGAGGAAGTTACTCTTGAACTGCAATAACCCTCTGCTTAGGAGACTTAGTTCAGTTGGCAGAACGGTCGGCTCATAACCGACAAGTCACAGGTTCAAGTCCTGTAGTTTCCATTTCTTCCATATGCTGTCTATCCGTTTTGTGGACAGAAAAAACTGTTGAATGAATGTATGTGGATTATTTTTATGAAAGGTGTGTAACGGCACAGCCTGTTCGATGAAGATAATTCCCCGTTCTACACAGTCTCCGAGTTAAATTGTCGTCAATAAGCGCGCATTGAGGACAGGAAGTTTTCAAGAGACATATAAAAGGTTTTGTTGTTATACACAAAGACATTAATATCCAAATCCGAAAACAACTCCGTGGGGCTGGCACGGCATAAAACAGCCTAGTGGAAAGCATAACACGATAAACATATTGCTAACCCGGAGTTTCCGGGTTATGTGGAATGTGCAGCTAGTGGAAAGCTGATAGGGACGAGTAACCTAGTCTCCGGTTCGATTCCGGGCGTTCCACTTTAATCCGCTTAGAATTAAGCTGTTTGTATACAGGCGGTCTATGCCTCAGGCGGATTTACGCATGAGCGTAAACGTACAACTCACTAGGCGTTTGCGTAAAAAACTTTTTAGAGAGATGAGACCACGGTCCGTGAGAAGTGATAGTCGGCAATTCTAAAAGAACCATCTAGTTCATGTGTTTTACGATGGAAAGGTTAATGTTTATCTGGATATTTTCATCCGGTCCGAAAGCATGTGATGTGGGAATCAACCCAGTTTCTTTTTAGAGAACTGTCCGTTACAGGCGGTATGGAATGTAGCTCAGTGGTAGAGCAATGGCATTGTAAGCTATGTGTCGCAGGTTCGATTCCTGCCTTTCCGATTCCATATAGTGGCGGAATACGTAGACGCTATTGTGGTAGCATAGGTTTAAACCCACAACTTAGGTGACCTTAGCCGGCGGCATGAGAGTAAAAGGGTGGAAATCCCCTCCTATATGGACGTTTGATGCATTGAGTGATAATGCTCTGATTGAAAAGTGGCGGAACTATTGACGGTGATGAACCCGATACGATAGAAAGGCAGACGCAGAGGATAGTACATCTTAATGGGTGAGTATGTGTCTTTGGACATGGGATGTACATGGAAGTTCGAATCTTCCCTTTTCAATTCCAATGAACTGCAATCATTGGAATCTTTTTCTCTTATTTCGTACGGTTCCAGTGTTTCTCGTTGGGAGATTTATGCCGTTCAAGTCGGCACACTGGACTTTTTTAAATTGAGGTGTTAATTATGCAAAAAGAAAAGTATTGTAAAACATGTAAGAAACATGACGATTTTACATGGGTATGTTTCAACGGCGACAGTGAACACTGCGCTAATTTTACGGAACCAGATTGTGTTTGCGAATTTTGGGAGGACGCAGAAAATGAAAATTTATGAGGCAATATGTTTGAGAAATACATATGGTGGAGAAACGACTCTTGATGACCTTGTGAAACTAATGCAAGGAAACAAAATTCACAGATGTCCGAAGTGCGGCGGAAGTGGAACTATTATCAAAAGAGTAAATCGTGCGCAATACTGGGAATGTTGTGATGATTACGTAGAAAAAGAAGTCACTTGCGACTTATGCAACGGCGAAGGGTATACTGAAAAAATATACAAACCTAGAATGGTACAGGATGGATGGGAATGCAAATAGCAGGAAAAGAAATTAAAGACGAATGTTCTAAATGCGGAAATATCCTTGAATGTGAGTTATTCCGTCAGGGACATGGAATAAAACAAGAACGTGAAAATGTAGCAAAGATGATCGGATGCCAGATGAAGCACAGGGAGAAAAGAGAGAAATGAACGAACTGAAAGTATTGAATGAGCAGGAAGTATTGGGAAAACAGTTTCGCGTTTACGGAACAGCAGAAGAACCGTTGTTTGTGGCCAATGATGTAGCCGATTGGATTGAACATAGCAACGTAACGGAAATGCTTAGGGGCATTGACGATGATGAAAAGCTGATCTCAACAATTCTTAGGGCAGGTCAGAACAGGCAAATGAATATGCTTACCGAGAATGGACTTTATGAAGTCCTGATGCAGTCAAGAAAGCCAATCGCAAAACAGTTTAAGAAAGAAGTTAAAGAGATTCTGAAGACTATCCGCAAGCATGGTATATATGCTACGGACAATGTAATTGATAACATTCTCAACAATCCCGACTTTGGAATTGAACTTCTAACCAAATTAAAAGAGGAACGTGCCGCCAGAGTGGAAGCTGAAAGAAAGAACGCTATTCTGATGCACGTCAACAAAACTTATACCATTACTGAGATTGCTAAGGAACTGGGACTGAAATCAGCAATGCAGCTAAACCGGATTCTGGCAGATAAAAAGATTCAGTATCAGGTCAATGGTACATGGGTGATGTTTTCGCAGTATAGCAATTGTGGGTACGAAGAAATCAAACAGGAAGTTCTGGATTCTGGAAGAGTAATCTATCACAGGCGAATCACACAGATTGGACGAGAGTTTATTCTTGAGTTGTTCGAGAAGACAGCTTGATTGATAAAGGAGGATTGCCATGATTAAGATTTTGAAACCTGGTACATTAAAAGAAGCAACTTGTAACAAATGCGGTGCAGTATTGAGCTATGACGAGTCCGAAGATGTGAAAGATGAAAATATAGAGAATCATTTTGCTACAAATATGCCATCTGGATTCGGATACAAGAAAAAATACATTATTTGCCCGCAGTGCAAGAACAAAATCATTTTAAGTTCGACCAGATAGGGACATATTCGCTTATGAGAATTAATTATTCAGGTACCGATATTGGATTTTTTGATACTGTATATAATCTTGAGGGAGAATGCCATCGAATGAACATCCCGACCAGATTTTATCCAGACAAACATGTGCTTCTGGCAGGAAACACTGTTCTATTTCATAAAAATCCAGAATATTCCGATTATATCGGAGATAACTATTTGACGATTTTGGAATTGATCAGAAAGGACAATGGTAAATAAGTATGGAACGTGATTACGATAAATACCTTATCTGTGATGATTTAGATGTAAAAAGTTCAGCACCAATTTCAAAAGAAATGTTGTCAAAGATTCCAAAATCTGAAGGAAAAGTAATTTATGGAACCTTAGGTAAATTTTCAATCGCAGATTACAACAGATTTTTTCAAAGGAGACAAGAATTAAATGAGCATTAAAACAGCACTTGAATCAGAAGGCGTAGATTTCTCTGAATACATGAATATACCTGAGCCGTGGGACGGAACAGCACAAATCAAAACAGTAAACGGCGAGAAATGGGTATCGTGCCCTTATTGTGGAAAGAGAGCGTTGAAAATACTTCCTACTACAAAAATTCATCGGATGCCGTACAAATGTAAGGGAAGCAACTGTAAGAAAGAGTTCATGGTGAATGTATGAATAAAAAAAGAATCAAATGCTTTCTAACGGGAGGATGTAAATTCAAAAGTTCAGATACAGAATCAAAATGTGACGATAAAGAAAAGACTTGCACTATTACGGAAACATGCTACAAATGTGGTAAAAAATATACAGCCATATTTACTTATAAACAGTTAGGGATTCCAGATTGAGGTGAATGCATGACTTTAACAGAATATGTACCTGTACAAATTATAGAAACAGGCGAAGAAGTAAAAGCGCGGATTGAAATTGATCCATTAGAAAAAGAAGTTACATATATTAAACTCCAATCTCAAAAAATATGTAATTGGGATACATGCCTTATTAAAATTGGTTCAAAAATAATTCCATTTGATCTCATAAACGCAGAAGAAGACGTACCGCCTAAAATAACACTAGAATGCAAAGAAGAACTGCCTTATTCAGAATGGATGTTAATAATTAATAATGCATTACGAGGAATCACAATAGAACAAACTGCATCAGAATGGTCTGATATATACAACCAGAAACCAATCGAAAAAGATTATCTTACAGATGACCAGAAACACAGGATACATAAATTGTTACTGAAAGAAATTGATATATATTTTCGTTCTAATAAAACCAATATGTCGTGTTCTGATTTTATCGCAATTGAAGAAATTATTATTAAAGTATTGGAAGGAGAATGATTATGAAAAAAAATACCAACACTATTCAAACGAGAATTTGAGGGACATAGAGTTAAAAGAACACTTCCGGAAGTCACAGAAGGCATGGAGTGGGTTCTTGAATGAAAAGGAACTGCCACAGTGAAATGGGATGGTTCTTGTTGCATGATTGCCGATGGAAACCTTTTTAAAAGATATGATGCGAATGTCAAAAAGGGGCGTAAAGTCCCACTTGGATCAATCTCGTGTCAGGATAAACCAGACCCAGTTACGGGACATTTTCCATGCTGGGTGAAAGTTGATTTAGGAAATCCGGCACCTGAAGATAAATGGTTTGCGAAAGCTTATTACAGATATCTTGAAGATAATAAGGTAAAGGTAAATGTAACTACACTGGATGGTACTGAAAATATTGTGGAACCGACTATGTGCGGCACATACGAAGCTGTTGGAAAACATTTCAATGGGAATCCGTACGATTTTGGAATTGATACGCTTATTCCACATGGCAAACTGGAAATCTCAGTCCCTAGAACTTACGATGGCATCCGAGAATATTTGAGAAATCGCAATATGGAAGGAATTATATTCTGGAAAGATGGAATCCCACAATGCAAAATCAAACGTTCAGATTTTGGCTTTGAATGGCCAGCGAAAGGAGAATAAATCATGAAAAGCACATGGAAAGCATTATTAATTTCACTTGTAGGAGTTATAGCAATTGTAATATTTGGAATCTTTGGAGTGCAGAGTTTCCAGAATCATGCGATATCATTGGAAGAGCAGGTGGAATCAGCATCTTCAGATATCAAGATACAGGAAAAACGTAGAGTTGATCTGGTATATAATCTTGCAGATTGTGTGAAGCAATACGATAAGCATGAAAGTGAAACATTAAAAGCTATTGTTTCCGGAAGGACTTCTGGTTCGAATGATATTGAGAATGTTACTACTGCAATTTCAGCTGTGAGTGAAGCGTACCCAGAGTTGAAATCTTCTGATAACTATAAGCAACTTATGACAGAACTTTCCTTGACAGAGAATCTTATTGCAGAATACAGGGAGAATTACAATAAATCAGTCAAAGCATATCGAAAATATGTGAAAGCATTTCCTCAGAGATCGTTCTTGAATATGCTTGGATATGATAAAAAAGACTTTAAACTGCTTGATTTTGATGCACCAGAATCGGCACCACAGAACCTGTTTGAGGAATAAGATATGAAGACGGATAGAGGTTGGGATTTTGGAAACTTCGAGATTACGAAAAGAGAAATTATTGCTAGCATTTCAATCATTGCAGTAATGCTTCTTATAGGAACATTGATTTCTTCCAAAATATCTGACTGGCAGATAAACCAAAATGATAAATACAATAAAGCTGTAAAAATTCAATCCACAGATTTGTTTCAGTATGGAATGGAGACTAACGTCGGTAATGCTTTTGTGTATGGCAAATTAAAGGCTGTAGATACAGTTACTTACCCAGAAATTAATGGCAAATACATGTATGTTAAGAAGGTTAAAGAAAAATATACCATGCACACCAGAAGAGTAGCACATAAATCTGGAAAAAGTACTTATTACACCACTGAAACTTATTGGACTTGGGATTATGCAGGAAAAGAAAGCAAGACAGCTAAGAAAATAAATTTCTGCGGAATTGATTTTAAAAGCAATAAAATCGTTCTTCCAGATGATGAGTACATTGATACGGTAAAAGAGTCAAGTTATATCAGATACAAGTACTATGGGGTTGGGACAAAGTACAAAGGAACAATCTTTACGTCACTAAAAGACAAAACAATCAGTGATAAGACTAAATTTTACAACAACCAAAATATCGAAGAAACAGTAAAACTCTTAGAAACCGGAGTATGGTTAATTTTATTTCGTGTTTTATGGGCTATCTTGACAGGAACGGTTGTTTTTGGATTTTATTACTTAGATAATGATTGGTTAGAATAAGCAGTCAAAGAGCCACATGAGAGCCAGACTAAATCCTAAAAAGAAAGGAGATCTGGCTCTATTTTTATGCAAAAATTCACAGAAGGTTCGCTTGAATGGTATCGGGCAATCCTAAATCAAATAATCAATGGCGATATGACAGCCTATCAAAACCAGAAAGACTGCCTTGATCTGCTGTTAAATATGAATATTGACCTTCCTTTCAAGGATAATCCAGATGCGCAACAGATGGGAATAAAGGTAAGCCAGTATGCACACAATATCGCAGAAAGGCAAGCTGCTATTACCGGCGATGGTAATTTCGATGATATTTATTGGGATTATTTGTTGATGGAAGCGCAAAACCTTCAAGTAGATAGCGGGTTATTGTATCTCGAGAAAAATAGAATTCCAAAAGAAAGATTTTATGAACCAAGAAGAAACGTATTCATGCAGCACAATATCATAGGTTCGTTACAAGATTTGATGGACGATAAGCTTGACATATTTGCATTGAGCGTACCTCCTGGCTGTGGCAAATCGACTCTTGAAGATTTCTTTCTTTCACTTGTTGGCGGATGGTTTCCTAATGATTTTAATTTATCATCTGCACATAGTAGTATTTTGACTCGCTCTCTCTATGATGGAGTATTGGAGATTATCAACGACCCTGTTGAATATACATGGCATGAGATTTTTCCAAATGTCGAAATACAGGGAACAAACGCAAAAGAAACAACAGTAAATCTTGAAAGAAACGGACGTTTTAAAACATGGACGTTCCGATCAATTGACGGCTCTCTGACTGGTGCTACCCGTTGTAACAGATTTCTTACCGCCGATGACCTTGTGTCTGGTATCGAAGAAGCACTGAACAAGAATCGACTGGACACCTTATGGACAAAAGTAGTAAATGACTTGCGTTCCCGTAGACTTGAAGGGTGCAAAGAGTTTTACATTGCTACCAGATGGTCAGTGCATGACCCTATCGGAAAGCTACAGCAGTTATACGCCGGGAACCCTAGAGCGAGGTTCATAGCAGTACCGGCACTTGATGAGAATGGCAAAAGCAATTTTTTATTCACAGTAAATGGGTTCTCTGAGAAATATTTCAACGATGCTAAAGAGTCCATGGACGAAATCTCTTATAACTGTCTTTATCAGCAACAACCAGTAGAACGTGAAGGATTATTGCTTCCGCCAGATAAGCTAAAAAGATTTTTCTTTGGCAAAGAAGACGTTCCCGATGGATGCACGGACGAATACACAATTATACCAGACAGAGAAGCAGATGCGATATGGGCAGTATGTGATACAAAAGATAAAGGTACAGATTTTGAATCATTACCTATTGCATATCAATATGGGGATAAATTTTTTATCCCGGACGTTGTTTTCGATGATACTACAGATTACGACATCCTGGACAGAAAGACTGCTGATATTTTGATAAAACACAATCCGCATAAAATCAGATTTGAGTCAAATAACGTAGGAAATCGTGTTGCGCACAACATTCAAAAGATAATCTCAGGGAAATGCCGAGCGGATATCGAAACAAGACCTACGCAAGCAAATAAAGAGACAAAAATTCTCGTAAACTCTGATTACATATCAAAACATTTTTATTTTTTACATCCGAGCCAGTATAAACCAAAATCCGACTACGGATTATTTATGGCGAATGTAACCACATACACTACAAGGGCAAAAGTGGCTCATGATGATGGACCTGACAGCTTGGCGATGTTAGCTGAGTTCGTACAAAATCCTTTAGGTGGAAAAGCAACAGCCATTCATAACCCATTTTGGGGAAGGAGATACGCATGAACACGAGAGAATATTTGAACCAGATTCAACGTTATGATAGAGTAATTCACAATAAATACATAGAAATTGAACAACTAAAAGCACATGCAACTGGATTAAGTTCTTTCTCATACGGCGAGCGTGTGCAAACGTCCGGAAACAAAGACAAGACAGGAGATTTAGTTGCAGAGATTGTTGATTTGCAAAAAGAAATTCGAAATATCACAGATGAATATTTAAAGAAAAGAACGGAAGTTATTAGAACAATTGATTCCGTTGAAAATCCGGTTTTGTATGATATTTTATTCAAAAAATATGTCGAAGGGAAAACGCTTTATGCAATTTCTGATGAATTGGGTTATGCCTATCAGTGGGTAAGACAGCTCCATATAGACGCAATTTCAGTAATTCGCCAATTAAAAAAATTTGAATCTTAAAAATCCCATACAAAAACATACACTAAAGTAGTGTATAATATAAAATGTAAAATTAAGCACTGGATTTTATTCCGGTGCTTTTTTCATGCAGAAAAATAGGAGGACAGGCAGTGGGGAGAAACAAAATAAACTTTATTGATCTATGCCATGGCGAATTCGGAAGAAAAGTTGCTTATACCGGCGTAGACCAGATTACACCCGATAATGTATTGCAGGTTCTTTCAAATACAATTGGAATTCACAATCGAAACAGGGCTATGATTGATTATCTTTACAGATATTACAAGGGAGATCAGCCGATTTTATATCGCGAGAAACTTGTTCGGCCCGAAGTTAATAACAAAGTCGTCGAGAACCATGCACTTGAAACGGTAAAATTCAAGGCAGGACAGATATATGGAGAACCAATCCAATATGTTTGTAAGAAAAAGAAAGCAAGCAAAGAAACTAATGCTCAGGTTGACTTATTGAATGATTACCTGGACGAAGCAAATGCGGATGCCAGAAATATTCAGCTTGGAATATACCAGAGTGCGGTAGGGACTGCATATAAGTGTATTCTTAAGAATGACGACTGGACAGAAGGTAGTGATTTACCACCATTTCAGATTTTTATTCCGTATCCGGGGGACGTATATATTATCTATTCTAGTCGAACCGGAAGACCTATTGCGTCGGTTCAGATTCTGAAAGATGAAGATAATGAGCAATATTATTTACTGTTTTCCAGTAGACAATATTTTATTGTGCAAAATGGACAACTTAAAGAATTTGGAATAAACGGATTTGACGGGATTCCTATTAATGAATATCCGAATAATCCTGATAGGCTTTCCGATATTGAAATTTCAATTACGGCATATGATGCCATTAACAAATACCAATCTGATCGGTTGAATGGTGTTGAGCAGTTTGTGCAAGCCCTGATGAAATTTAAGAACTGTGAAATTGATGAAGCAGAGTTTGTAAAGATGGTTAAACTCGGTGCGGTATCGGTAAAAGACGTTGGAAACGGAACACAATCAGACGTTGATTTAATGACCGCCGAACTAAATCAGTCAGAGAGTCAGGTTGCAAAAGATGATATTTACAACAATATGCTGATTGTAGAAGCAATGCCAAACCGGCAAAGCAATACAGGCGGTGATACTGGTAATGCAGTATATCTGAGGAATGGTTGGGATTTTGCAGAACGAGACGCAAAATTGGTAGAAGCATTTACGAAAGAAGCTGAAAAAGCATCTGTCAGAATTATTTTGAATATCATCCGAAAAACTTCAATGGATGTAAATATTTCGACCAGGGATTTTGATGTAAAAATCACTAGAAACCCGACAGATAACATGCTTGTCAAAGCACAGGCACTTGATTATCTGTTTAAGAATAAAATTCATCCGCTTATTGCACTGATTACTTGCGGATTATTTAGTGATCCGCAAAAAGTATATGAAATGAGTTTACCATATCTTGGAACCATTTACCCGGAATTAGCAGACCCAGACTCAGAACTTCAAAAAGCGAAAAATTTGCTGAATGGCTTTAACAAGGACGTGATTTCAGAATGAATGTTTCATCATACGATGAATTAAATATCAGACCCAGTAACCGCAGAAGCGAACCATATAAAGAATATTTCAGCAAAATGTCGATATCAGACAAAGAAAAACAAGAAAGGATAGCTTTTTCCGAAAAAATGGAAGAAGTTGTCCTTTATATTTTGGCGCTGATAGAAACAACCATAGAAAGCGGAGAAACAAACCGAGAATATATCCAGACTCAATTTTATGACAAATATCTGGATGTAATTGCTTCGTATACGCTTATAGACACATATATCAAGTAATATGCTCTTGGCGTGACACAACAAATTATTGATGCAACATTTGAAAGATTTTCTTCCGAAGATAAAAGCATTACTGATGATTATTACCTGTCAAACGACCGGGCAATGTTTATTTCAGAATGCGAAGCTAATTCGATACTGAATTACAGACAGTATTCAAATGCTGTAAAAGCAGGAAAGACAAAGAAGAAATGGGTTGACGTAGGAGACAAAAGAGAACGAAAGACACATCTTGAAGTCGGAGGAACCACGCTCCCGATTGATGAGCCGTTTTCGGTTGGAGATAGCTTGCTACAATTTCCCAAAGATACCTCATTAGGAGCTTCGGCAGACGAGATTGTGAATTGCCGGTGCTCAATTCAATATAGTTAATTTAGGGACGAGTAAAATCGTCTCTTTTTATTTAAAAAATATGCACCCCGATAGCGTGAACATGGGAGACACCTTGAGCTGAGCGAACAGCGTAAAAAAGCGTATTGGTGACAGGAGATTTCAATGACAAGAGAAGATGTTAAAAGGATTTTTCCAGATGCAACCGATGACCAGATTACTTCTTTTCTGAATCAGTCAAATTCTGATGTGGCTAAAGAGAAAGCAAAAGCCCAGAAAGCAAAAGAACAGGCTGATAAAGCAGAAGCACTGGAAAAAGAACTGGAAGAATTAAAAAAACAGAACATGACTGAAGCTGAGAAAGCAGAACTGGAACGTCAGAAAGAAAAAGCTGCAAACGAAAAAAGAATTTCTGACCTTGAATCTGCACTTGCAACTTCCCAGAAAGAAGCTCTGACAGGCAAAATTACTTCTATTTTTGCTAATGCAGGAATGAAAGGAGATGCCTATGCAGGAGCAATCAAAGCGTTTTCCAACATGAACGCAGAGGATGCTCTCAAAGAAGCCCAGACATTTGTCGATGGAATTTCCGTAGAAAATAAAAACGCTCTTGATACCGCAAAAGCAGCTTGGGAGAAAGAAGCACTTGAAAATACACCTAATCCCGGTGGCGGTAAATCTGGTGGAGAACCAGAAAAGAAAAGCGAAGCATCTGAATACGCAAAAGCGTACTCAGCAAAAATGTGTCCAGAAAATAAACCGGCAGATGATAATGCCCCAGTAAATATTTAAGTAAAGGAGATTTAGATTATGGCTTTTATGAAAACAGAGCAGTACGAATCCACACCTAACATCCTTGAATCCGAGGTAGGGCTTGTACTTAAAACCTATACAGCAGAGCAGACAAATGCTGAAACCGTTGGAACTAAGAAGATTATCAAAGCAGGTTCCGTATATCCGACAAATGCAACTGGTGCTAAAGGTATCGTGTTTGAAGATGTTGATATGACGGACGATGCTAAGAGACCGATTTCCGTTATTGTTGCAGGACGTGTTCTTGAAAAAAGACTTCCGGTAACAGTAGAAACCACTGCAAAAACAGAGCTTGAAAAAGCAGGTATCGTTTTTGTGACTACTACAGACCCAGAATTTTAAGGAGGTACAGCAGATGCCATTTAATATTTTAGAATCAATCACACCGGAAGAAAGACTTAACTTTTCTCAGGATTTCAGCGTAAAAAGGCCGGGCATTCTTGACACCATCTTCCCGGATGTCAAAACACAGTTTCTGAAAGCTGAATACTACAGACTTATGGCTGGACAGAGACTTCCAGAGGTAGCATTCGTTCATGCACTTGATACTGAAGCAGAAATCGGAACAAGACCGGGCTTCGAAAAAGTCCTGACTGAAAAGCTCTTTATTAAGAGAAAAATCAATCAGTCTGAGAGATTACAGCAGGCAATTGAAAATGGTGTGCCGGATGATGAGAATTTAAAGAAATTTGTATTTGATGATGCAGCTAATCTGTTTGAAGGAGTTGTTGCTAGAGCAAATGTCATGAAAGGCCAATTTCTTAGCACAGGTGTTGTAAAAATTAAAGAAAACAATGTGGATATGAGCATTGATTATGGCGTTCCGTCCGATGCAAAAGTAGAAATGACAGACTGGTCTAAACCAGATGCAGATATCATGGGTGATATCCAGAAGATGGTCGCTATTGCAGAAGATAATGGATTTGTGGTAAACAAAGCCCTGACATCACTTAAAATGATTAACTACATGAGAAACAACACTGCAATGCAGACAGCAGTTCTGGGAGCAGCGAACAAACGTCTCTTAACAAAACAGGAGCTTGCAAATCTGCTTATGCAGGAATACGGAATCACAATTGATCGTTGTGACGAAAAATTCAGATTCAGAAAAGCGGATGGTTCTCTCAAAACAGGAAGATACTTCAAAGAAGATGTATTCACGCTGTATGAAGCAGAGCCAAACGGTTCATTTGGTACTGGACTCTGGGGCGTAACACGAGAGGAACTTGAATACAGACAGTTTATACAAGAAGAGAACCGTTCTTTCGTAACACTGTCTATGTGGGCCACTCCAGACCCTGTGGCAGTATGGACAAAAGCATCCGGTATGTTCGTTCCTGTTGTACCAAAAGCTAATGGTGGTATCGTAATCGGCACCAAAGCGGGGGAATAAACGGGCATAGTCTTGACGAGAACAGCCAGTCACCATCTGTAGCAAGTAAACGCAAGTATACAGAAAGCGAGCTGTCAAGCATGACAGTAGTTCAACTGAAACAGCTCGCAAGTGACAATGGCTATGCCCTGACATCGACAAACAAGGCTGGTATTATCTCAGAAATTTTATCTCAGCAAGGGTAGGTGATCTTAAATGGACGAACGGCTTGTAAATGATCTGAAAGAGTATCTATCCGATGATGCGGAAACTGACGGTATGATTTCTTTGTCTGTGAAGCGTGCAATTCGTTCATTTAAAAAGAAGCGCAACTATCCGTCTGGATATACAGAGGAAAAAATCAATACCGATATGGAATACTGTTATGATTGTATATTTGATCTGGCTCTCTATTTCCTTGTGAAACAGGGAGCCGAGTTCCAAGAATCGCATTCTGAAAATTCAGTAAGTCGAAAATGGAAATCCGAAACGGAAATATATATTAGTCATGGCGTTTTTCCATTTGTAGGAAGTTTAATTTAATAAGATGGTTGGGTCACGTGGCACAGTATTTTTTGTCCTCCCGGAGTGCCGCTGGGTTGCTTATATTCAGTAGGGAAAAGCAAATGTTAAGGGAGTGAAGAAAGGAACTGGCGATGGGATGTGAACACGAATGTTTTAATGAACACCGCATAGCAGAATTAGAAGATAATCTTCGAAAGATGCAAGAAAGACAATCCGACCGACATAAGGAGTTTTATGAGCGTATCGGGGAACTGGAAAGAAAAACGGCATTAAGTGAAAACGACTTGAATCATATCAAGTCAACTGTGGATGAGATGAATAACAATATAAAGACTCTCATGGCAGTCCCGGGAAAGCGTTACGATACAATCATTGTATGTGTTATTACATCTATTGTCAGCGCAGTTATCGGTTTTATGTTAAGCGGTATTCTTCCAGTTTGATTCCACTTGTAAGGGAGGACGGTGGAAATATGAATTATACAGACTTTTCAGAAGATGAAAGAAAATTTTATTTAAAAGAAGCAGGCTTCGATTCCAGAGAAGAAAAACTGTTTCGATTACGGGTCTATGGCGAAAAGACACTATGGGAAGCATCTGAACTTATGGGGTATAGTCCAAGAACCATAGACCGAATTAATAAAAGAATAAAGAAGAAAATTTCTAAAGTTGCCCCGATGTACTGTCGGGGCTTTTCTTTGTATTGTGGCGAAAACGTGGCGAAATAGTGACGTTCAAAAACAGAGTTCCTTCCTATATAATATAATCATAGGAGAAAACACAATGATTATGTTAAGAAACCCTTACGAGGGTATATGGGAAAAGCATCGTTCTATAGATGATATGGATATGATTCTTGAATCCCGGACAGGAGGAACAGATTATGGCAGGTTATCCGTATTATCCGCAACAACCAATAATAAACAATCCATACGGACAGATACAGCCGTATCAGGACAGGCTGGCTCAACTGCAAAATAATTATCAGCAGGCAATGCCTTATGGTCAAATACAGATGCAACAGTTACAGCCGGTTCCACAATCACCTATGCTTCAAGGACAGATGGTGGATGGGATTGATACTGTAAAGGCTAAAGATGTGGATATGTCCGGTAATCCTGTTTACTATCCAAAAACAGACGGAACTGAAATTTACAGAAAACAGCTTCAATCCGATGGAAGAAGCAGGATTTTTGTTTACCGACTCGTAAATCCAGACGAACAGCAATCTAAGCAAGATGAAAAGCAGATTGACATTGAAGCAATGTTTAATCAACTTCGGAATGATGTTTGTTCGGAGATTTCTGAAATAAAGAATATGTTTCCGACGCAGATGTCGGGGACATCGGAACCTAAGCAGAATGGAGGTAGGCAGAGATGAATTTCAACCCAAACGCCATGATGAAAAAGCAACTTGAAAGAATGATTTCTCAGAGGTTCGGAAGTGTTGACAACATGATGAACGATATGAGTAAATTTGCAGGAAATAATCCAACATTGAAGAATGCGTTGGATTTATACAAAAAAGGTGATACAGACCAGTTACATCAAATACAGCAAAATGTATTTAATGAAAAGCACTTATCACCAGATGGAATTATCCAGAAATTCCTTGGATTATAACACTTCCCCACAATTGGGTGATTAAAAATCGCTACAATTCGGGACGACAGCCGCGGATGTCTCCTATTGTAAATAAAATTTAAGGAGACTAAAAACATGATGAATGGTTCAAATTACAGCCTTAGCGACATTGCAGCTGCTACAGGCTCTAATAGTCGCGCAAATGATATGTGGGGCGGTGATGGCTTTTCACTTATCTGGCTTGTCCTGATCTTCGCAATCTTCGGCTGGGGAGGTTTTGGCGGCTGGGGCGGCGGCTTTGGCGGCAATGGTGGAAACGGTGCAAATGGTGCTGGATTCCAAGGATGGGCCACACGTGCGGATATTAATGAGGAATTCGCCCTTAATGATATTCAGAATGGTATCAGAGGTATTCAGCAGGGTATCTGTGACAGCACATATTCTCTTAACAATACCATGCAGAGTGGCTTTAATGGCATGAACGTTGGAATGCTTCAGGGCTTCAATGGCGTTCAGCAGGCTATCAATGCTGATACAGTAGCAGGTATGCAGAATACCAATGCCTTACAGTCTCAGTTAGCAAGCTGTTGCTGTGAAACAAGAGAAGCTATACAGGGTATTAACTACAACCTTGCTACCAACACTTGTGCTCTCCAGAACACAATGAACAACAACACCAGAGATCTTCTGGAAAACCAGAACAGCAACACAAGAGCAATCCTTGACTTCCTGACTCAGGATAAGATTGCAACATTACAGGCAGAAAATACTGATCTGAAACGTGCTGCATCTCAGGATCGTCAGTCCGCATTGCTTACAACTGCTATGGCTTCACAGACTCAGCAGTTAATCAATGCAATTAATCCGGCGGCTATTCCGGCATATGTTGTTCCGAATCCGAATACCTATTACGGCGGATGCGGATGCAACAGTGGATGCTGCTAAGTAACTCACCCTTAGAGGTTGACTAATTCTAAGAGGTGGGTTATGGCTCACCTCTTATTTTGATTGAGAGGTATAAAATATGAGTTGTAAAAGTGTTTGTAAGCTCTGCAACCATCTTGTAATCAGCCAAGCCGTTGCGTTTACAGGAGGCAATCTTGTAATCACACTTCCGGCAGGCAGTTACAACAATGGAGAGAAATATTGTATTGTTGTTGCGCAAAGCATACCGGAAGCCACTACAATTACTGCCCCGGTAATGATTCAGATAGGAACAGGAACAACTTTGTATCCGCTAGAGAATCGTTGCTGCGCACAGGTTACGGCTTGCGGAATAAGAACCAGAACAAAGTACGCAACCAGAGTAGCTACAAGTGTAACCGGCGGAGTATTCAAGATGTTAGGAAATCCGGCTTGTAGTCCGAGTAACAATTTAACAGCAATTAATGGCACAGCCCCAACGACAGACACACCTGTTACACAGGCTGCCAGAAAGGGGGCAATGTAATGCATAAAGTTGCAATGGAAATGGGAAAATGGGCTATGGAAAAAGCCAAAGCACATGGATTTGACAATCTCAGCGCTCAAGACTGGGACGATTTGAAAGACTGCATGGAAGCTGTAAAGTGTGCGATTTGTGCAGATAAGGATTACAGAATCGTAGAAGCTATGGACGAATGCGAGCAGGAAGAGAAGTATCTTGGACGCATGGGATATGACAGATATCGTTACGCAAACGGCAGATTTGCACCAAAAGGCAGAGGAAGCCGAATGGGATATATGCCATATCTTCATATGCAGGATGATGACTGGATAAGCGAATATCCGATCAATCCAGAGTTTGATCAGAACATGTACCGCATGGGATATCATCCAGACCGTAGTGGCATGAGAATGGACGGAATGAACCATAAGCAGTCCAGATATGGTGAAACCTACGACAGATACAGCGAGAATCGCAGACATTACCATGATTCCAAAGACGCTGAGTCTAAGAGAAAAATGGATGATTCCATGAAAGAGTATACAGAAGATATCATCCGCAATATGAAAGAAATGTGGGATGATGCAGACGCATCAATCAGACAGCAGATGAAGACTGACTTAACACGTTTCATACAGCAGATGAACTGAATATAATATGAATTTTGCCCTTGTTACAGGAATGTAGCAGGGGCTTTTTAGTTGAGAAAAGGATGGTGATAAGCCATGCTAAGACAATTTTACATGAACGGTGACCTATGGAGAGTGCAGTTTGTATCTCCGCATGACAGCGTGTTAATTGACCGTACAGGCAATAGAACGCTTGGAGTATCGGATTATTCCACCCACGTTATTTCAATCGCAAATAGCCTATATGGAGAACTTCTGAACCGTGTATTTATTCATGAGTTAGGGCATTGCGTGATGTTCAGTTATGGTCTATTACCAGAACTTCATCGTATGGTTAAGAAACGGTATTGGGTGGACGCGGAGGAATTTGTATGTAATATTCTGGCAGACTATGGACAGTTTGTTATTGGCACGGCCAGAGATATCTTAGGAAACCAGTTCACATATGTAGCTCCCATTGGGGCAGAAAGGATGATTGCATAGATGGCAAAAGCAGAAAACACAATTATTTTTGATGGCATTCAGTACAATCCCGGTGATGAATTGCCGGATTTAGGTAGTTGGGTATGTACAGATGCAAAAGGTATGGTTCGTGATTACGAGGGGCTTTCAAAAGATGTATCAAAGCTCCCACATTATGTAGAGAGTGGTTCTTCGGCGTTGTGTCTTGATACATCTGAATTATACGAATATCACAAACCTACCGATACATGGTACAAACTGTAAAGGAGAAGCACATATGGCATTAACAGCAAAGAAAGTATATGCAATATTAAAACGCCAGATTTCCGATATGGAAGCAAAATTAAATAGCCCTGTAAGATACAGAGGTACAGTTGCGACTGCTGATTTGCTTCCATTAAATCCAGACATTGGCGATATGTACAATATCGAGTCTAAGTCGGTCTACGGCGAAGCAGGAATGAATGTGGCATGGAACGGCGTAGTTTGGGACACTATGGGCGCTCCAATTGATATGTCACTGTATCTCACAAAAGAAGAAGCAGAGACGGTAATGCAAAGATTAGTTACGGAATATTTTGAAAAGAATCCAGTCAAGCCTGGAGCCACGACAGAACAGGCACAGCAGATTGAGCAGAACAAGACAGACATTGCTTCACTGAAAACGGAAACTGGTTCACTAAAGGAAGATATATCCACCAAAATCGCCAAATTCTATGCAAGTTCACAAGGCGAAACCCATCTTGCCGATTCTGATAGCGGCAAAATTATGGATATGATGCTGTATGGGAAGTCTGAGCAGAAACAGTATAGTGGGGATAATATTTATTATATGGATTATGAAGATTATTCTCAAACATATAATGGCGCAAGAATAACCAGTACAAAATTTGGATATTCAGTAAGTGGCACAATTTCAGGCGCAGGTGGCTATACTTCAACTAATAGATATATAACTCTTGCGCCAGGAACCTATAAAATGCTATTGAAAAATATTTCTGCGTTGAAAATAGGATTATCCAAAAGAGATTATTCAGCTATCGCTACGATTTCAGAAGGAAAAACTGATACGACATTTACGCTTGATGAAGAAACAGAAGTATGTCTTACTATCAGATATTCAAATACTACATCAAATGAAACGAATGAGATTATGCTAACTAAAAATCTTGAAGCTACATCCTACGAACCCTACACCGGCGGTATTCCAAGCCCAAATCCTGACTATCCGCAGGAGATTAAGAGCGTGGTGAATCCGACTGTAAAATTATCAAATGAAGATGGAACACAATTTAAGACCGTCGCCCTCCCATACACATTGAATGCAATCCCTGTAAACTCAGGTGGTAACGTCACAATCGATGGTCAGCAGTATATTGCGGATTATGTGGATGTGGAGAGAGGGAAATTGGTGAGGATGGTTGGAGAATGTGTTATCTCTGACATGAATCAAATTACGAGAATTACTACTAATACATTTTTTGTTTATGGAATGGATGATGTATTTGTAATAAGTGATAACAGCGATGATATAGCAAGACTGCAAACTACTAAATATCAAGGCGTAGCTTTAGTAGATAGGACAGATAACAAATATATTTATAGATGTTGGCTATCAACGCATGATAATCTCAAACCAATCGCATTTCATTCTAATACAGACGATTTGAGTGCGTTTAAAAATGAAGTGTATGGAACAAGAATTATATACCAATTAGCCAATCCAACAGAAATCGACCTCGCACCCGAAGAAATTGCCGCATTCAAATCACTTGCAACCTATTATCCAGTCACAAATATATTTATCAATTCCGAACAGCTTGACGGATATACAGTATTCAATTATCCGATTTCAATGGAGAACGGTTGGAACTATGTAAAACAGCAGATAGGCGATACGAGAAATTATATCTATGATATGGATGCACGTACTCAGGATACTGATTTGCAGGCGGCAGAAGCCTACGTCAACAGTGAATACGCAGTAGCATTAACAGAATTGGAGGTATGATTATGTTATATAGAACATTACTAAAACTTAAAGAGAAAAACGGTCTGACAGATGATTTGAAAAATAAGATTGATATTTTCTTCGCAACGGGCAGAATTACTGAGGAACAGTATAATGAGCTGATGGATGTTAATAAGGAAGAAGAACCGAAAGTGGAAACTAATTAACTAAATTGTGCTTTAGTTAAGCAATTCGCAAAATTACAAAAGAAAAGATAGAAAATCTCTCAATTCTTACAAAGGAAGAAAAAGATTATATTTTGAATTGATAAGTGAAAGGAGAACTATTATGGCAGTTGCACAAAATACAGTAATCATTGATGATGTAGAATACAAGCCAGGCGAACAGCTTCCGCAACTTGGCAGTATTCACCGAGTTTTCAAAGATGGTGGTAAACGTCATTATGAAGGACTTGCGAAAGATTCAGACAAACTCCCTCTGTACGTTGCTAACAATTCATCATGTTTTATGACCGATACAGGAGAGTATTACAAATTTGATGAGAGTAAGAAATTGTGGTATAAACCTGATAAGATCGAACAAAGCAAAGTAACACCGATTGAAGTATATGGTGTTCTTAACGGAAAAATCCAGCAGGTATCAGAAGACGTAGAGGGAATTGCAACACCACTTTTATACAAAGGTTCCGTATCAAATATTTCACAGCTCCCGTTATCTCCTAAGATTGGATGGATGTATAATATATCTGAAAAATCTATTTATGGAGAGGCAGGCATGAATGTAGCATGGACGGGAGAAATATGGGACACTCTTGGACCGGCTATTGATATGGCACCATACTTGAGAGAGGATTCCGAGATCATAACATCCTTGAAAACCAAAACGGAAAATCTGGAATCTGCGAATTACACCGACAGAGGTACATTAGCTGATTCTGATGCGTTTCTGATTAATGATGGTACAGGAATGAAAAGGGGTGTGCTGAGCAAGCTGTCAGACTTTGTCCTTAATAAAATCGCTGATAAAGTGTTTGCAAAGCTTCAGACGAACGACAAAACAATTCTGGGAGCGATTAATGAATTAAATAGTAAAGTAAAAATTGATAATATCAGATATATCACCTGCGGTGAATATGGTGTTTTAGCTACTTTTGCTGTTGGCAAACTATTGTACTGCAAATTCAATGGAAATGCTAAAGATTCGCAAATTGCTCAAACAAACATTGCCCAACTACCGGATATATATATATTGAAGGATTCTATTGGTGCATACAGAAGCGCCTTAGTTAAAGACGGTAATACTAATATTGGAAATATTCAAATTAAGGTAGATGGCAATATTGATATATACTGTCCATATCCATTTTTATATGGGACTGTAATTATTCCGATTAAATAGTAAGGCATCAAAAGTATTTCTTGCACATGTCGAAACAGGGACTTATAACAAATTCAAAATTATTGCTAAAGCATTTATTCCCATTTAATTCATTAAAAAATGGAAAACTTTCGTAAAACCTCTACCTATTTATAAGGAACAGCGCAAAGGTTAATCAAGAATCGGTCAGATACAATCATCATAAATATGTTATTTAAGGAGAACTATATGAGAGGACTAAAACGTCAAAAACAAACAATATACTGGTCTAGGGTGACAGAAGAACTTGACGGAATAGACACAATCAAGAAATATCAGAATCCAGAACTGCATTGCCTATCCGTGTCAGCAACAGCCGGAACGCCGGAAGAATTATCTGCCGGGTACGTCCCTGATTACGATAGGTACATCACGAATTTTGACCGTAGCTTTAAACCACAGATTGCAGATGTATTCTGGATAGACTGCAAACCGGAATTGAACGAATCTGGAGAGCCTACAGTCCCGCCAGACTATCGTCTAAAAAAGATTCTTGATACTCAGAAAGGAAATGTGGCACGATATGGCATCAAGTATATAGGAGATGGCTCAGATGGCGAATAAGAGCATTAAAATGGAATTGTCGCATAAATCTATACAGGACACAATAAAGCAGCTCAGAGCGTACCAGAAGTCGCTTGTGAGTAAAAATGAGGAATTTGTCCGCAGGCTAGCAGAACTTGGAATCCCGGTCATAGATGAAAACATAGCATTGGCACAAGGTGATTCTGACAAAAACCATAACACCTATATCAGAATCAATAACTTTGGCGGCTATTCTCAGGCGACGCTTGTGTGTGAAGGCTCTGACCTTTTGTTCATTGAATTTGGGTCGGGTATTCACTACAACACTCCGGCAGGAACCAGTCCGCATCCCAAGGGGCAAGATTTTGGTTACACAATCGGTTCATACGGGCAAGGGAATGGCAAGAATGAATCGTGGGTTTATTATGCCGATTCTGGCGAGTGGGTACGCTCTTATGGTACCGAAGCTACCATGCCGGTATATAAGGCAATCATGAAGATTATGCAGAACATTAGGAAAATTGCAAAAGAAGTATTTTCTTCATAAAAATCCCATACAAAAACATACATCGAAAAATGATATACTGTAACATATAAAAGCATCTACCTGAGCGGTGGGTGCTTTTTTCATGCTCAAAAGGAGGTGCCCTATGCCGACTGTTATCTATCCTCCAGTAGAGGAAGCACTTTTACGTTGGAGCAAGATTGTTGGAGCATTTGTCGGCAAAGGCAATTACTCCATGGAAAAAAGCCAGACAATAGCGACAGACAAAAAGAAATATGCCCGGTTGTTTTTGATGGGAAATCCAACACAATCATCTAGCCTTGATGGAAGTGAATGCGCGACTGTGCTTTCGTTTCAAACTGAGAGCTACGCATCAGGTGTAAAAGCCTTGTCAACAGCGTACGAAATCGACAGTAAGAGTCATGAAGCCATGATTTCTATGGGATTCCGAAGAACATACGGGCCAGAAGAAGTTGCAAACTCTGAAAAAAGTTTTAAACGAATCATAAGCCGGTACAGCAGAATTTACACCGGGCAATTATTGGAAGCGTAACAGCTTCTATTTTTTATACCAAAAAGAAAGGAGAGTTCCTATGAGTAAAGATAAATTACATTGGCTGAAAGCTGCGGGAATCAGAGCTGTTAAGACAATTGCTCAGACAGCTGTTGCAACAATCGGAACCGCGACAGTTCTTGGAAGCGTTGACTGGAAGATGGTCGTATCCGCGTCCGTTCTTTCCGGCGTTTTATCCTTGCTTACATCTGTAGCAGGGCTTCCAGAACTGAAAACAGGCACAGATGAATAGAAAGGACGGTGATCCTTTTATCTCCCGGATGCAGGGTTACGCATCAGAGCCACATGGCTCTTTTTTATTGTGATTTTATAGCTGAAAAGCAGAAAGGAGCCGAATATGGCAGATAAAGGAAATATAGCAGGCGTAAGTACCGTTGGTTCGCTTACCGGATATGCAGTTGAAACAACAGCAGGTACTAAACCGACAGTTTTTAAACTTCTTCACAGAATCAATGCTTCTGATGAAATTAAAATTGATGTAGAAACAATCGATGCTTCCGCACTTGAAGATGAAGTCGAAAGAACTATTGCAGGACGTGGTTCTACAGGTGGCACATTCAACGTAACTGTGAACGTAACTGATGAAACTATCGCTGAATGGGAAACCTTAATCAGCGAATACAAAACAGCAAAAGCAGATGGAAAATCTATGTGGTATGAAGAATACTTCCCGTCTCTTAAGAAAGCGTTCTTCACCAAAATCGAGCCGCCGACAATCATTCCTAAACCAGCAAGAGATCAGAACGGACTGTTAACCGTTGAAATGTCTCTTACTATCAATGAATATGTCGGACCGGGCGACGCAATAACTCCAACTGACAGCGGCATTTAAACATATTTGGGAGGACAAATAATATGTATAAAGTTTTAAAAATCGGCGGCAAAGACTACAAACTTGAATATGGGATTGAAGCATCACTGTTTGATGATTGCGTGAAATCTGTGATGAATATGTTAGTTTCCGCAAGCGGCGGAACGGACAAAAGTCTCAGGGAGATGGTTTCTGGAATGAGTAGCATCCCGAATACTGCACTCAATGCGTTTTATGCCGGATTACTTCAATATCATGGCAATCATCCTGATGGTGATGGTACTGTCCCGGATTTAGATACTGCCAAAAAACTTGCAGCGCAGTATATGTCTGAGCATAAAGATGATGAGCAGGGAAACTTCTACGGTCTGTTTTCTATGTGCATTGAACAGATGGAGGAAGATGGTTTTTTCAAGTTAACAGGTCTGGAAACGTTCATGGACAACTTGAATGCGGCGATGGACTCTGTGAAAGCGAAGAAAACGCCGAAGAAGCCGACAGATCATTTGAAAAAAGCTACAGCGAAATAATCTGGGATGAATTATACCCAATGGCTGTGCGTATTGGGATGTCAAGAAAAGAATTTCTCAGAAGTACCCTGAAAGACCTGAGAATCCGCATAGAACAATATGGGATCTCAAAAAATGAAGAAATTCAGTCGCAGTTAATAAACATGGACTATCAGGCATGGCTGACCGGATTGTATGTCAAGACGAGTATTTCGTGCGCATTATTTCCAAGAAAGGTTAGTTATCCGAGCAAACCAATTACGCAGGAAAAACAAAATAATTGGGTCAAACAAAATCCAAATACGCCAAAGAAATCAGAAGCAGAACTAAGACAAGAAGAACGTTACTACGAACTTCTTATCAGGCAGGCAAATGCAAATATATCTGAAATAGGCAATAAAGAGGGCAAGCAGGATGAATAGTAGTCTTGCTTGCCCTTTATTTTTTTGAAATAAAGGAGGTGCTTATATGCCTGACAACACAATAGATAGCCTTGCGATAGAGGTCAGCAGTAACGTATCAAATGCAAGTAAATCCATTGATGATTTATGCAATAAACTGAATCGTCTGAGTAGCCGTATGTCTGAGAGTATCAAGTATCTTAGAGACTTTTCAGCTTCCGTAGGCACGGTCAATTCTGCTGTTCAAGCACTTAAATTAGACAGGCTTGATTTATCAACGATAAACAGTCAATTGCAACAGTTTGTTCAGTCTATGAGTGGGCTCGGTAGCCTGAACTTGAGAAACAACGGATTAAACTCATTCGTAAATGCAATCCGCAGACTGAACGAAACATTAAACTCCACAGGTGATGTGTCTGGAAAGATTCAGAACATGATTTCCGAATTATCTGGTCTTAGCAGTATTCCAGATGTATCAAACAATGTGAACCGATTTGTTTCTTCATTGGCAAGATTGGCGAATGCAGGTACAAAAATTGACCAGACTACATCTGGAATAGGCAATCTTGCACACCAATTAAAAAAGGCAGCAAGAACACTTTCGAGTGCAAGCGAAATTTCTGAATCCGTTAACAGGTTCACACAATCAATAGCACAACTTGCAAATGCGGGAAATAAAGCCGGACAGACTGCTGGAAATCTCGGAACTCTTGCCAAAGAATTAAAAGATTTCTTTGAAACCATGAAAGACGCTCCTGAAGTAAGTGAAAATATAATAAGAATGACAGAAGCTCTTTCACGTCTGGCATCGTCAGGCGGAAGAATTTCTACTGCAACAAACACAGTTTCAAATTCATTTAGCAAGCTTTCTTCTATTATTAGAGGAATTTCTTCATTGCTTAGTAATGGTGTGAATAAAGCCAAAAGCGGGATAAATTTCTTGATTTCAGGATTTTCAAACCTTATAAGTAGTAGTAATGGATTAGAGTCAGCAACTTCAAATGTCGGTTCATTTATAAAAACTGTTCTAGGCTTAAAAACAGCTTCTTTGGCTATGAGCAAATTTAATCAGGCTATGAACGGGAAAGGGATTATGGAACTCGGTTCCGACATCACAGAAGTTGAGAATATTGTTGATGTAGCTTTCGGAAGCATGGCTAACAAAGCTTATGAATTTGCATCAGTAGCCACAAAGCAATTTGGATTATCTGAATTAGCTGCAAAGAATTACACAGGAACTATGATGGCAATGTTGAAATCTTCTGGCGTAGCGCAAGATTCTGCCGCGGAAATGTCAACAACACTTGCAGGATTAGCCGGCGATTTAGCTTCTTTTTACAACATTGACATTGATACTGCATTCTACAAAATTCGTGCCGGCATCTCAGGTCAGGTTATGCCTTTAAGACAGTTGGGTATAAACCTTTCAGTAGCCAACATGGAAGCGTATGCCCTGTCCCAAGGAATCACAACTTCATACAATTCCATGACACAAGCACAAAAGGTCATGCTTAGATATAATTACCTCTTGTCAGTTACAGGAGATCAACAAGGAGATTTCGCTAGAACTTCTGGAAGCTGGGCTAATCAGACGAGATTGTTAACATTAAATTTTCAATCTCTTTCCTCTGTCATCGGTCAAGGCTTGATATCAGCAATTCTTCCAGCTATCCAAGCCCTTAATGCCTTTATTGCAAAACTTACAAAAGCGGCGGAGTCATTCCGTGACTTCATGTATGTTTTAAGTGGAAAGAAAATAAAAGGTTCAGCCAAAGGGGTCGTGAATGAATTTGCTGGATTAGACGATGCTTCCATGGATTTAAGTGGATTAAAAGATTCTGGTGACGATATTTCCAGTGGACTTGATAAGGCTTCGAAATCTGCTAAGAAATTAAAAGATTCTCTTTCACTTATGCCATTTGATGAGTTAAACGTGCTTACAAAGAATCTGTCAGATGATACGGCGAGTCTTAGCAATAAGAAAGGGAAGAATGGCGCTTCTGGTCTTGATGATTTGGGACTTGGTGACATTTCAGATCAACTTGATAGTGCTCTTCCAGACGAAGAAACACCGATCAATAAGTGGGCAAAAAAAATCCGTAAAGCATTTTTGAGTCAGGATTGGAAAGGGCTTGGAAAAACTATTGCTGATATGATAAATATTGGCTTACAAAAGGTCTACGATGCAATCAATTGGAAAAAAGTCGGACCGAAGATTACAGAATTTTGTGAAGCATTCACAGAGACTTTCAATAGCCTTGCGGATAACATCGACTGGAATTTGTTTGGAAGAACAATAGGAGCCGGGTTCAACACCATAGTCAATACGCTAAACCTGTTGATTACCGGGATAGACTGGTATAACCTCGGGAAGAAATTTGCAGAAGGTATCGGCGGACTGATTGATGAGGTAAATTGGAATAATCTAGGACAACTCCTAGGAAATAAATTCATGCTCACATGGGAAATATTCAGAGGGTTTGTTGATAATCTCCCGTATTCTGATATTGGAAAATCAGTGGCAGACGCTATGAACGGTATGTTTTCCACCATTTCTTTTTCGAATATTGCAGATACATTATCCACCGGGCTGAATGGTGCTTTTCAAGCGCTTCTCGCATGGACTCAAAGTTTCGACTGGCAACAGCTTGTTGACAATATTTCCAATGGAATAAGTACTTTCATCGCTACATTTGATTGGACACAAAACGGGCAGTCATTAAATGCGTTCATTTCAGACTTGCTAGATGCGCTTATTAGTATTTCAGGAAAAGTAGACTGGGAGGAATTTGGAAGAAATATTGGAACGTTCCTGAGCCAGATTGACTGGGGGACAAATCTACAGAAACTTGGTACGGTGTTACTTGACGTTTTCGGTGGAATATGGTCAGGGCTTGGCGAAACATCTGCCGGTAAGTTTGTAGAAGCCGTCATAGGATTTGGAATCGCCGCAAAATTACTTCCTGTTGTTACCAGTATCGGTTCTGTATTTGCTTCTACTACATTAGCAAGCAAAATCACAAGTTCTGTTGCAAATGCCTTTTCTGGAGCAATTGGATTATTTCAGGAAGGTGGCATTGTTTACGAAGCGTTCTTTTCGGCATCCGCTTCGCTTGCAGGTGCCTTATCATCTTTAACAGGCCTTTCAGTTCCAGTAGGAGTTGCCGCCGCAGGAATAGCAGCAGCTGTAGCAGGCGTTATAGCTTCGATTGTTGATCTTTGGAATACATCTGAGTCTTTCAGGAACACTGTTGGAATTGCATTTGAGAAAATCAAGGATAGTATTGTTGGAGCTTTTGAAAAAGTCAAAACTGCAATATCACCGCTCGGCGAAGCGTTTGTTAATCTCGGAAGTCAATTATACAATTTCTATGCCAACAGCGGGTTAAAATCAATAGTTTCGTTCTTTGAAACATTGGCTGTATCAGTTGGCGGAACTGTTATATCAACAGGCATAGCTATTTTAGGTGACGCATTCTCTGGATTAATTAGTATCTTACAAAGCGGAATAGACGTAATTTCCGATGTGTTTAAAATCATAAATGGTTTTCTTACATTAGATTTTAGCGAAATCGGAGAGGGATTCGTGAATTTAGCTTCTGATATTGTTGGAGCTTTCGAGAATATTCTTGGTAGTATTTGGGATATCGGGAAAAATATTATACTCGGACTCTTTGGTGGTGTAAAAGATGCTGCTAAAGATATCGGAGGATGGTTTAAAGAAAATGTTGTTGATAAAATTATCAGTAATGTAAAAAATCTTTTCGGCATTCATTCCCCATCTACAGTATTTGCTGACATTGGCGGATATTTAATAGAGGGCTTGAAGGACGGAGTAAGCGGCGCTATGCAAGGTGCTCTTGATGTGTTTACTAATCTCAAAGAAAACATAACAGGAATTTTGGATGGAATAACTTCAAAAATCAAATCCTTATGGAATAAAATCACCGGTAAAGATCAAGACAGCTCAGGTTCTACATCTAATTCTAAAAAAGTAAGCGGAACCACGACTGAAAATTATGAAAAAGTTGCAAAAGATGTAAAAGAAAAAGTACACCAGATGCGTCTTGATACGGTAGCAGAGCTTACTCTCATGGACACAAATGTCAGAACTCATTTTACAACTCAACACGATATTATGGTTGCCAAATGGAAACAGGCAGGAGAAGCGATTGTATCATACATAAATGGTACAATGAAACTGAATGTCTCAAAAGCTATGAATGGTGTTGTTGACGTAGTTTTAAACTCTATGAGAAGACTCTATACAATTGGATGGAATGCGATTATTGGTTTAAATAACGGAATGATTGCTGCAGCTAACCAACATCTGTACAAAAACGCAGAAGCAATTGCTCACAACATAGAAAACAGGCTTCGAAGTGCTTTAAAGATCCATAGCCCATCACAGGTGATGATGGAACTCGGCGGATTCACCGTTGAGGGATTCCAAATTGGTATGCAAAATATGCTTCCAAAAGTCGAATCAACTATCAATGACATAAGCGCAGAAGTACAAAAGATCAATACGCCATCCGCAGACATTATCACAAAGAGCACGACCTATCAGGAAGTAAAAAGCAGAATGTCAGTTGATACAGATGATTTTGTTGACGACATTCGGAAAGAAGTCATGGCAATCAGCAGTAATACGTTTGACAATAACCAGATGATCGGACAGGCGGTCAAAAACGCTCTGAACGGCATGGCGATCTATGCAGACGGACATCTGATCGGATATCTGAAAGAAGAAAATCAGCAGTTCAGAAATCGTAATGGCTACGGAATATTTGAAGGGTAGGTGATAGAATGAGTGACTTTATTTCAGGAAGCAGTTTCCAAGGTTATTTTTTAAAGTTTGGGGGAAGTGTTTTCCCGAACAAATTCTTAGCCTATAATGATTACTCCGCAACTCCGAATCAGCGAACAGAGATAGAAGCGTACAGAGACTTGAATAACCTCTTGCACAGAGACACAAGCCCAAATTTTAAGACCAAAATAGACTTCAACACACGACCGATGTGGTTACCGGACAAAATAAAGATGCAGTCTGTTTTCAAATCGGGCTTAGTCAATAAGGCACAGCGGAAGTACAAGGTCACATACTGGGACGATGAAGAAAACACCTACAAAACAGGTGTTTTTTATATGCCTGATATTGAGTATAAACCTATCAGAGTTGTAGAAAATAACATTTTGTATAACAAAATCAGAATCGCACTGATTGAATACTAAAAACCAGAGTGCATGGGTGTCACAGCTCATGTGCTCTTTTACTACTGAAACAGGGAGAGAGATTATGGCTACGCCTATAAGTATTTTACCAAAAAGTTATTATGGAACAAGCTATTTCGTTGGAGATAAAAGTAATGTAAGAGTAAGAAGCATAGAAGTGACTTATGACGATGGAACTACAGAGACAATAAAAAGCGGATATACAGTATCGCAGGTAGATACATCTGAGGCAGGAGAAAAGATTTCAATAGTTGAATATTCTGGACTGACTGCAGAACTTGCAGTTACTGTAGTCGATTCGTATAATGTGCAGGCAGGAACCCCAAATTTAGAAGATGTAAACATTACATTTGACCTCGAAACTGGTCTCCTAAAAGTAACTGGGACAGGCGAATTTTTATCGTTTTCCAATATAAAAAACACGCCAAGTTCAATAAAAACGAGAATTAAAAAAGTAAATATTGGGAATGGAATTACGAAAATTCCAGTTAGCGCATTTGGGGGGAATGAAAATCTTGAAGATATTTCATTTCCCAATACTTTGGAAGAAATTTGCGATGGAAACTTTTATTCAACAAAAATAACGCAAATTGTGTTCCCACAGTCATTAAAAAAAATCGGTCAATCCTGTTTCTCAAGTAGTGCGCTGATTTCACTGGAGATTCCCGATTCAGTTTTAGAAATTGGTTCAAGTAGTTTTTCAAATCTCTCAAGTTTAAAAAAGGTTATCTTTCACGAGGGACTTGAAACTATATCACCTGTAGCTTTTAATGAATGCCCTTTAATTACTGAATTATCCCTTCCGTCCACATTAAAGAATATGCAATATAGTTTTCAAGGGAGTACACTTGAACACTTGGAAATAGGGGGAGATGGTGCGCTATTTGCAACCAGTGGAAGCACTTATATAAACAACATATCAGCAAAGAATACAGTTATTCGTGGCGGCACCATAGATAATGGAGCATTTTATAATAATAGCACAATAGAAAATCTGACTCTTTCCGGAAGTGTAAAATTGAATGGAGTTAGACAATTTTACTCATGCCCAAAATTATCGAGTGTTTCACTAGAAAACGGAATAACTAGAATACCAGCATATTGTTTTTCGAGCTGTAGCAAAATCACAGAAATTACTATTCCTGCAAGTGTTACAAGTATTGAAGAAAGTGCATTTTCGGACACCTCACTTAAAAATTTAGAGATTGCAAACGGCGTTAAATTCATTTGGAAGTTAGCATTTTCTAATACTCAGCTTGCCAATGTTTTGATTCCTGCGAGTGTGATTAAAATCGACAAAAACGCCTTTTCTACGAAAGTGACGACAAATATCGCTCTAAATAAAAAAACCAATGAAATCTCAGGTTCCCCATGGGGAGCCACAGGTACAATTACGTGGTTAGTCCGAGTGGAAAAACTCGAAATTACTCACATGCCAACAAAGGTTAAATATCTTATTGGTGAGGCTTTTGATAGTACAGGGCTTGTAGTTACTGCGTATTACAACAACAATACATCTGGACTGGTACCAATAGGAAGTATTGATTCTTCATTTCCGAACATTCTCACAAAACGTGGAAATAATACTATAACTTTTGAATTCGATGAACAAAGTGCATCTTTTGACGTTTTAGCAATTGATATAGATGGAATTGAAATTGAAACACTCCCACGCAAGTTGAAATATTATTCCGGCGACAGCTTTGATTCCACCGGATTATCCATCCTTGTTAAATATACCGACGGCACATCAGAAATAAAAACAACTGGCTACGAAATATCTGGTTTTGATAGCGGTTCCGTTGGTGAAAAGACGATCACAGTAACCTATAAAACACATACCGCTACTTTTAAAGTGACCGTATACGATCTTTCGGGAATAAGAATCACAAGTTTTCCATCCAAGATTTATTACAAAATCGGAGAAACATTCGACCCGTCCGGGCTGACTGTTGCATCGGTAAGGCAGGACGGAACAGAAGAAGAAATTACAGATTATGATATTTCTGGCTTCGATAGTTCCACCGCAGGTTCTAAGACCATCACAGTTTCTTATAATTCCACGGTCAACGGAGTTTCCAAATTCGTTGGTTCTGACAGCTTTCAAATTAAAGTCACGAACGACGGGAAAAACCCATTTGATGATAGTTCAAGTGGCGGTTCTGGCGGCGGCTCTGGTGAAGTTGAAGAAGAAAAAACTGAACCGATCAATGTTACAGTGCACTGGATTAACGGCGAATTTGCTGACCTTACAAATGAAAATATCGACCAGAATACGCTTACTTTGCAGGAGTCTATTTGTTCTGAAAGTTATTTCATTTTCGGCGGCTGTGTCTGCAATCAGATAACGTTTCAGGCTCACCACGATCAGTTCAATGGCACTTCGGAAGAGTTTTATCCCTCTGGAAAAATAGAAGTTTACATCGAGAGAAAAGGAACAAGAATTAAAATTTTTACAGGTGAAATCGACAGTGCAGAGCGAAAAGCAAACTCATTAACACGTAATTTTATTGCATATGATTATTTGTATAAATTACGAAATACTGACATTGCACGGTGGTATAAAAACCAGACGACTGATAAGAAGAAAAAGCTGACTCAAAAGCAATTCAGGGATAAATTATTTGAGTTTTTGGGGCTTGAACAAGTCAGTACAAAACTGCATTGGGACGACACCTATGTCCCTGATACGAATAACTCAAACGAGATGAATGTAGTCAATATTTTGAAAGATTTATGCTTGCAAAATGACCGCTTTGGATGGATGAATAGAGATGGAAAATTTGAGTATTTGAAGCTTCGTCAGAACAGTTACAAATACGGAGAGACCACCAGTAATCAGAATATTTATAAATACTACAACAACGAGGAAGTACATCTTGATACATTCAAAAGTTTTACCGCAAAAGAGGGTAGAATTTGGTTCCCAAATGTTATATTTTGTGACCCTGACCCGAATAGAGCCTTCGGCTTTACGCAAGGCGACTATACAGCGCAAGAAGCGTATGATAACAATGTTTATTACAACAGAAATAGTTTCTTTGTTGGGAATGAAGATTGGCTGAATTACGTTTGGGATGCTGATGAATACGGCGGTATTTCAAGGGCTGAGCCGATTATAAAAATTTGCTATGGTGTATTTGTAAATCAAGATTTGCGGAAATATTATCGTGCGCAGGGATATACCGTCGAGGTTCAGGGTAACCCGCTGAACATGGTAGGACAGGCAGTCGAACTTTATTACAAAAAGCAGATTCAGCACGATGATCAGGAGCCTACAGAACTGCAATGGTACGTTCATTCATACATCATGAGTAGAATTCTTAAAATCGGCGTTACAGACATGATAGACACCTATTCTGCCAACAATGCGCCGTTCAATAGTAACAGTCAGCAGTTGGGAAAATATACTCCTGAGATATCCGCAACTGTCAACCGCACCCGATCAGAAATGCCAACAATCAGCTATGCAGAGTTTACAGATGGTTCGGATTCTGAATTTTCTCTAGCAACGATCGATGATTTTACGGACGGTTCTGGTGGCTCTGGTAGCACTTCTGAGCAATTGAAAAAGGCACAATTAAGGTGCGTAAAGCGAATAAAAAAAGCCGATTATGACGCTCTTGTAGCCGCAGGAACTGACCGGGCAGATACATTGTATTTCACATTCGAGGAGGGCTGATTAGATGATATATAAGGCGTTTTTGAACAGACAGGAAATCACTGGATTTCCTGTCAAAGGTAAGGAAACAAAAGAAATATGGGGCGGGAATACCTTATTGTGGAGAAAAGACGATATTATACCACCGGTAAGATATGGCATATGCTTCTTGTTTAAAAAAGGTATTTACGTTATGGACCCGATAGGAGGAATTGTTCAACCACCAGTATTAACCACTGATGAAGCAGGGTATCACATGCGCGCATCAGTGGACGCTATTCTTCCAAAAAAAATGGCGTATTGTGTTAAGATATATAGGCCGAAAGAACATCCTGATACAGATGTCTATAGCGTTGCAATGGGGGCGGTATCTGATGACGCTCCTTGGATTATTCCACATGATTCGTGTAAAGGACAACTTCCAGATCAATATTCGTTTTCTGGGATACCCGCAGTGAAAAAAGACTCAGACGGGATATATTCTTGGAACGGGAACTATACATTTATGAATTTGCATTTTCATTATATACAATTCCATCATACATATTATACCGATTACCTACCTGTCAGCAATGTAAAGAAAATTGTAACAACAGACGGGGCAAAACTTTTCTATGACCTTGAAGAAATGAAAGCTTGGTTAAAAGCGGATTGAAATATATAAAGTGTATTATACAGAGTAATAGAAATAAGCCCTTATTCGCCGAAATAACCTCAAAATCTCAGCCCTGACCGTACTAAAATGTAACTATATTAAAAATAAAAAATGAATAATTTGTAAACGTAAATTTTGCTTGTTTTCAGAATAAATCAATCATCTTAGAAATTATAAAAAATCAGATGAAAGTTTTCTGTCAACAAGCAATTTTCGTTTACATAATATCTCGATGTAACGTTACAATAACGTTACCAGTAACGCAATGTAACGCAATAGAATAAGAATAAGAAATAGAATAAGAATATAATTAATATATATACGAGATATATATTAATCGTCAAATAAGGCTTATTTGACCCTGACATTCTTAATTCGTTTCAGCCCGAATCGAACCATTTTTATTAGCAACCTTGTATTTGACCCATATAACGATTTTATGTGTAATTCGATAAAATCATTGAATGATATATAAAAATTGATTTTAGGGGCAGATACGGAGCTTACAAGGTATATTTAACAGAAAGGAGCAACGTGATATGACAAACGAGCAGAAAGCAGTTCTCAGAAAGATTATTTATGCAGTCGAAACTGGCGGACAGGTTTACGGACAGCAGGATTATTCGGACTTCACAGAAGCCTACACTAATTCTTTTGAAGAACACGCAATTACAATCGGTGCCGGACAGTGGTACGCAACCGAAGCACAAACGCTTTTGAAACGGATTCATGATGCAGATACGGCACAATGGGACAGACTGGACAGTATCGGATTATGGGAGCAGGTGCAGGAGGCAGACTGGTCTTGTTTTAACATTTCCAGAAACAGCCAGTTTGCAAATTTAATCGTACGGCTCATATCGTCCAAAACCGGCGTTAAATGCCAAGATAACCTCATGGACGAACAATTAGCTATCTACGCAGAAGAAGCCCTTAAAAAGGGCGTTACGGACGCTAGAGGGCAAGCTATGTGCGTGAACTTTAGGCACCAAGGCGGACAGGGAGCAGTAACGAGGATTCTGGCAAAGACTCAGAAACCATATACACTCGATAATCTCTATGCAGCCTGCCAGATCGATACAGGGAACCAGGTCGGGGCATATAAGAGCCGGCAGAGATTTGTTTATAACGCATTAAAGACATATTTTCCAGAAAGTGAGGATAAGAGCATGAACGCAATTGACAAATTAATCCAGATCGCAAAGAATGAAGTTGGATATCTTGAAAAAGCAAGCAATAGCCAGCTTGACAGCAAGACAGCAAACGCCGGAGAAAATAATTATACAAAATACTGGCGAGATATTAAGCCGGATTATCAGGGACAGCCGTGGTGCGCAGCGTTTGTTTCGTGGTGCATGATGAAAGCATTTGGTTTAGATACAGCAAAGAAGCTCTTAAAACATTGGCCATACGTTTATTGTCCGACAATGGCGGATTTGTTTACTCTGAACAGCAATCCAAAAGTTGGAGATATTGTTATTTTTTATCGAAATGGCACATTTACACACACTGGAATCGTAATAAAAGTGTCAGGAGATCGGTTCTGGACAGTCGAAGGAAATACTTCTAGTGGCTCTACAATCATTGCAAATGGCGGTGGTGTGTGCCAAAAAAGTTACTACAACAGCAACCTCCCGGGAACAAAATTCTGCACTCCAAACTACAGTTTAGTTAAGAATACAACACCAGCTTCAGACTCAGATACAGTCAAAAAACAGAACACCAGAGCCTACATTGCACAGATTAAAAAAGACACAAAATGTTATGTGGAATCAAACAAAAACAGCCCATCTAAACTGTTTCCAAAGCTGAAAAAAGGTGCAGTTGTGGAAGTTATGAAGTATGTGGAAACTGACAGTAAAGGATTAAGATGGTACTTTGTCAGAATCCCTTATCCGAATGATGAGGGATTTGTTTTTGAATTTATCCCAAAAGGAACATTTAAAAGAATCACAGAAATGGCCAAATGACGCTTGTAATATAACAGGCAAAATGATATAATAATTTTGTTCCATACATTCACCCTTTGTGAGCAGAAACCGCCAGTAAGCCCGGTTAATTCCCTCCGGACGCTGGCGGTTTTTATTTATCTCATTATGTAATTTTCATATTTTTCTTTGATTTCCCTTGCCCCATTTTTTCTTATCTGAACAACATCCCCGGAATCCATGACAAAATTATCACCTGCCGACTGAATGTGATCCATGTTCGCCAGATAGCTCTGATGGCAACGCAAAAATCGCTTATCAGACAGCTTTTCTTCCAGATCGTTCAGCTTGCAAGTGGTCACGAAACATCGGTTATCTGTCGCAAAAATATGACAGACCCTTGCCTGGCTTTCAATGTACTCGATTTCATCATATTTGAGCCGGTTAATCTGCCCGCGGAATTTGAACGTCAATGTTTCATCTTTCATCTGTGACAGAATCTCGTCAATAGCTCGGTATATTCTGCCGTATTCCTTGCCCTTGACCACATACTGCATAGCACCGACGTCAAATGCTTCTTGCAAATGAGAATCGTCGGCTGTCCAGAATATAATCTTTCCATCATATCCAATATTCCGGAGCCGGTTCGCAATCTCCAAACCGTTCTCATTTTCCAGAATCATATCCAGCACAATTACATCGTACCATTTACCCTCTTTCACATCTTCAACAAGCGGATAGCCCGCCGAATATTCGCTAATTTCATACCGGTAATCTCCTTTGCGCCGCAAGAATCCCGATATGTGCTCTTTAAACAAGTCAACTTCAAGCTGATTATCGTCACATATGGCTATTCTCATATGCGCGCCCTCCTTTCGTAGTCTCAATTTTGTCAAAATACGCAATGATTTTGACAGTACACACATTTTTCTTCCTGTTTGTGGTATTATTGTCCCACAAACAAAGTGTAGCACTTAAAATTGTTAGTGTAAAGCATTAAAGTTTGACAAAATTCGCAAAATATGGTTTCTGTGTCCGAAAGGATGTGTGGATAGAGAGACTGCCTGTAAGAACGACAGGCAAAGAGAAAGAGGGGCGGTTGCCCCTCTTGTTAATTGCTTTTTAAAATGTTGGACGTGCTGAAATTTCTACGTTATCATGTTCTGGCAGATCATAATCAGAGATTTCAAAAGCTGTTGTTTCGCCACTTGTCACGTCAACATAGCCATAAAAACCGCCGACAATATCATCACCTTGTTTAAGAATAACAGTCACGCAAGCGGAAGTGCAGCTATCAGGGGCTTCACTTTCAATCTCACCGGTAATTGTGGTGTAACTGTATTCGTCTGTCATTTCGGATAAGTTTGACAATGAAAAAGCATCCGTTCCAGAGTCGCCAGAAACGGACTCTAAAAAGTCTGAGTCTTCATATGAAACAGAAAACTCGACAGACGCTGGGTCATATTGACCAATGTAAATTTTATCTGCCGAAAATACAGTATCTCCCGGAACAATAGATGAAAATGTATCATCAGTGCTCTTTAATATTTTACCGTTAGCATCTTTTACGACAATATTTAAAGTTACATATCCATATTTTTTAGAACTAGAGTTAGTAACCTTAGCTCCATATGCAACGTATCGGTCGTTATCATAATCACTTGTCTGAATAGTCCAACCGCTCTGCGTTACAGTAATATCTTGGTTCTTTTTCTTTTTACTCTCTTTTTTATCTTTTTTCTGCTCTGTTTTTGGCACTTGCAATTCATCAGAACTGAGCGAAACGCTTCCGCCTTTGGCGTATACAGGGACACTCAGAGCCATAACACCACATAAAACTAATGCAATAATCTTTTTCTTCATATCATGCCCTCCAATTGTTCTTAAATAAATCTCATATACTGCACTACAATAAAAACTACTTCAATGATTCCGACAATAATTCCGAACCATGAGCCAATATGCCTATATTCCTCTTTCTTTGTGCCAATATCTACTAATCCTACAATTGCTCCTGCCAGAGCCAGAGGAAACGACAGGATAATTGGCAACGGAAGAATGAATGCCACGCCTGCCAGAATACAAGAAATGACACTCAGGGTTGAATCTTTCTTCTTTTCGCCTTTGCTCATACAATCCCCTCCCTTGTTAAAATTTTACAATATTATACCATCTCATACAAAGTATGCATAGTAAAATATCAAAAAAGTAGATTATTTTTGCAGAAAAACTCCATGATTTTGCGCTTGCCAGAAAAACTACACAAATTTGTGCTATAATGCGTGATATATTTTTAGAAAAGAGTTGGTAGTAATGGAGAAGAACAGATACAGGATAGTCGTATTCATCCTGATATTTTGCGAAATATTCTGTGCGGTGCATATACCGTCACATGATATAACAGAACGTCACCGCAGAGATGCGCAGATCACAAAAAAAGCTGCGGAACAAATTTATTCCGTCCAGATGCAGGAGTTGAGCGAGATCAAGAAAATTTGCAATGTCAGATGTTATATTCGCGAAAGCATAATTTTCTTGGAAATTGCGAAGTTTGCCTATGAAATAACAAAAGTCCATGTATATATTTGGCAGTTGCCAAGGGGGAATATCGGTGGTATAATGATGAAAACGAACTAATGTTCGGTTCTATTTCCCACAAGCCGGACATATACTGTGGTATAGGTGGTAGTTGTGACAGGGAGGGCTATTTATGGATTATAAAGGGAAAATAATGGCTTTATTAGAAAAGGTTAAAACAGAAGAAACATTAAAACGGGTATATAAACTGTTAGAATATTTGTATTTAAAAGAAAAGTAAAAATAAAAGCCCCTGCGTTTACAGGGGCAAATTTGTTATTCTGTTTTTAAATCATCTGGAGAAGCCGAAAAATAATATCCGAACTCAGAACATCATATTTTGATCCTATCATTTCATTGATTTTGCCCGTAATGGCAGTTCCCGTTTCTTCTCCAAATTCCAAATCCCCTACTTTAGTTTTCTTATACTCCGTAAAGATGTTACCCCACCAATATATATTTGGCTTTTGGACTATCCCTTAAAAACGCGCCCGCATTTTTTGCATTGATATTTAGTAGAAAAGAAACCCCTGCTAATTATCTGCACATTGGCGCTCCGACAAGTGATTGCCGGGCATTTTATTTTTCTGGTAATTTTGTCGATAGTTTTTCTTTTTCTCATTTAAGTCCTCCTTGGTGATTTTTTATATATTATAATACACAAAAGACTGATAGTATAGTTAAAACGCAAAAAAAGACCGGGATTTTTACCCCAGTCCTTTTTTTATTAGTTGCTTTCTAATTCGGTCAAAATTTCTTCAAGCTGCTTCCAATGCTCTTCGCTAAGCTTTGCGAACTTTACAAGGATTTTTTTAGCAAATTCATTATCCCCGGTCATTACCGAATCTACGATAGCCTGCGCATCGCCATCGTCATCCATAAACATGTTACCGTCGCCGCTCACAAGCCAGTCATAAGAAACCTTATAAGTAGTACAGATCAATTTTAGAAAATCATCATCTGGAACTGTTCTTCCAAGTTCTATATTTTCAATTTTACCACGGCTTTTTAAACCAAGTTTTTTTGCAAAGTCTTCTCTTGAAAGTCCTAAGTATTTTCGCAGCTCTTTCAACCGCTCGCCCATTTACTCACCTCCTTTCTTTATTTTATGGTAACAGTATAACATTTTTAAAATACGTTGTCAACGTAAAAATATTTAAAAACACGTTGACAATGCGTTACAGATGTGATATTATACGTTCATAACGTAAGAGAGATGGAGGTGAACAAATGTCAGAAGAAAAGAGACAGCTTATCAGAGATGTAACAACACGAATCAATAAGCTCCCAGAAGATAAACAGCACTACATTTTAGGGTATATGAATGGAGTAGCCGATACTGTAGAGAGCAAAAAACATAAAGAAGTTGAAGCATCAACAGATAGCGATTAAGAAAGGAGAATAATGCTAAAAAGAATCATCAAGCATTTATTCTCACCACAAATCATCAGAGTTCCAGATAAAACAAGAGTGATGTGCTTTTCAAAAGGTGGGAATAAGTACTTAAAAGTATTTAATACCGAAAACGGTGCAAGCATTTGTTTCCGAGTGAAATCCATAGATTATGAAAACAGTGATTTAAAGAATGAATATCACCCAGAAACAATGTTTGCGGATATTGAAAGTAATCAAAGCGTTACGATTTTAAACCAATAGGTATAATCGTTGCATTTTGAACACTTAGGGATGGACTTACCAGATTTTACAGTTCTTTTAGAGTTGCAATTACAACAAGCGAAAACAGTAGTTTCGGATACTTTTTCACCAGAGCGGTAAAAACCATCCATATAAGGAAGCAATATCAAATTCTTATCTCCTTTCAAGTTACTCGGCATGTCGGTGCCTGTACTTACATTATAAAGAGATAAGAAGTCAAACTCAACAGAAAGGAGATATATGAACGAATTGAAAATTACAGAGTATAAGGACATCCGAGTTCTGACTACTCAGCAGATTGCGGAAGCATACGGGACAGGAACCGAAGTAATCACGAAGAACTTTAACCGCAACAAGGAGAGATACTTAGAAGGAAAGCATTTCATCTGCCTTGAAGGAAATGAATTAAAAGAGTTTAAGACGACAGGACAATTTGACCTTTCGTCAAGAATCAATAAACTCTACCTCTGGACAGAAAAAGGAGCTTTCCTCCATGCCAAGTCACTGAACACCGATAAGGCATGGGAAGTGTATGACAGACTGGTGGATGAGTATTTCGAGAAAGATTCCAGAAAACCGATGACCGTAGCAGAACAGATTCAGTTACTGGCTCAGGGCAATCAAGACCATGAGGAACGAATCGAGAAACTTGAGAATACAATGACCATCGACTACGGACAGCAGAAATATCTTGGAGATTTAGTTTCCAGAGTAGTAATCGAAGTGCTAGGTGGCAAGAAATCCAATGCTTACGACGAGATCGGGAAGAAAGTATTTGCAGAATGCAACCGGGATGTCAAAACTTACTTTGATGTAAATGCCCGGAATAACATTCCAAAACTGAGGTATCAGGAAGCAGTTGAATATATCAAGGAATGGACGCCATGTGCAAATACAAAGATTATGATTCGAGACTGCAATGCACAGGGAAGATTAGCTGACTAGGAGGAAAACAAATGAAAAATATTGATAGCCGATTGCACATACCCGGTGACAATGATGAAATCTTTCATTCTATTATCGGTTTTAAACTTGTCGATATATCAGCAAGCATAAGTGGAAGTCCAGAAGAACCGACACTTTCATTGAAGTTTACGAATGAACACCATGTTGAGATTGATGTCATCATTCAAGAATCTGGCGTGTTTGTCACTGAACCATTTGCGGTCAGGGAGGACTTAAGCATTGCTGATGATTGAAAAGGAGGATGCAAGTTGAAAGTAGACAATGAAACAATAATCTGTTTTAAAAACGGTCGCATATTGTATTTACCATATGAAGCGTACGATGAAATAACTTTTGACGACGCAGGAGTTGTAGAACTTCGATGGAATATCGAAAAAGTCCAGTTTGAAATCCAGTTCAAACATGAAGATGTGCTCTACATCGGTAGAACAACGCAGAACACATCTGAGTAAAAATTAGAATGGACGCTTGAAAGCTTTTACCTCTGCATGATTGTCAGACTGCTTTTCAAGATTCTTAATAGCTTCGGAATAGTATTGGTCGTACATAATTTTGAAATTATTAAAAGAACCAGAAAATCCGCAGATTTTAGCAAGTGCATAAACAGAAGCGATCTGAGCATTATCCATATTGTACACCTCCCTTCTGGGGAAATTATACCACAAAAGGGAATGAATAGCATAAGAGGTGAGAAAGTGACAGAATTAAAAATTGTCAGAAATCTTAAATCGGGAAAACTGATGCGTGGAGATAACGAACTCGGAAATGCAAAGTATTTCGTCCGAAAGGAAAATGGTGAAGAAGTGTATCTGGAAGATATAATCGCAAGCCTGGCATTCAGCCTTGGAGAACAGGTGGAAGAAAATATTAAAAAGGGCATAGATGAACCATATCTTGCCTATGCCCTTGATGTTTTGTCTAACGCACGCAGATTAGGCATTTGAAACACTGGATGAACATTTTATTTCTTTCCCAAATTTAAGAAAAAGTGTTCATCGTGTGTTTCCAGAAGTTCAGAGAACTCTTTGCGAATTTGAAAATACTTTTGGCAAATATGAGCATCGTCAAAATAAGCATGTTCCAATTCACGACTTAAAAAAATCGGAGGGACACAAAAATGGCAAAAGCATTAATCCTGTCAGCTCTGATCGGCGGTATGTCACCGTACCTGCCGTTCTGGAGATTTGACAGCGCATCACAGCCGGTTGCAGTAGCAATCATAATGTTTATCTTATCATTCGTGGTTATTTACCCGGATGAAGCAAAGAAAATAGGAGGAAAAGAAAGATAATTAATACAAAAGTGGGAAAAATCACACTCGAAGGCAGTAAAGCAGAATTAATATCTGACTTAGCTGTTATCGTTCGGGGAATCAAAGTAACTATTATGGAAGACAACAAAGAAACAGAGGAATCTGTGAAGCAGGATATTGACAAAACAGTCAAAGTCGGATTGATGAACGAAGAAGAATTTAACAAAAAAATCAAGGAACCTGTAACAACGCTTATTAAAGATTTATTCGGAGGGCTTTTCGATGAAGATAAATGATTTTGATAAGACCGTAGATGAACTGTACCAGTTATGCAGGAGAGTTCAGAAAGAAACTGGTAGAACGGTAGCATTTCATTTTGCAAACTACAAGATCGGATGCAGCTTGCACATCAACATATATAAGAAAGAATCATTAAGAGAGTTTGATATGTATAGCATTGCAGAGGGCGGTTATCAGCAGGAAGAAAATGCGAAGAAAGCAACTGACCATTTAAACAAAATTTTGATGGATAACAAATGTCCGTATTGTGAGGAGGATTGTGATGGAGAAAGAAAATAAGATGGATTTCAGAGCAGAGACCGTAGCCGAGGAATACGCCGAATTAGTTGGCAGACTAAAGGCGTTCAAAGCATACCTCAACTCTAGCGAGAGCGTAATCATTGACAAGAAAATTTGCATCGCCATGTTAGGTCTCGACTCAGATTAAAAGTTGGCTCCATGGGTACCGGAAATACCACACGGAGCCGCGTATCTAACTTAATTGGGTAAGTTAAATACAGGACAAGTATAACACACCTTCCTGTATTTATCAAATAAATAATTAGGAGGGCATTTTTTATGTCAAAAACACACATCCAGAACACAGAAACGCCAACACTTGCAAGCGAGATCATTTCCGACCTTGAGGAAGAAAGAAAGAAACTTAAAGTCGAAAACAAGAATCTCAGAGAAACAGTCGTAACACTCGGTTTGATGCTTACAAAGATTTTGAAAGAGGGTGATTCGGAAAATGAAAATGCGTAGCGAAAATCAGGTTCTTTTGTCAGGAGATATTCCGCAGGGATTTATCCAGACACATGAAAACCATAATGGCAGGAAGATGTATACCGGAGAAATGCACATTTTCCGAGACAACTGTATTTACGACGTTATTCCTGTAATTACCACAGAAGAAATGGTGAAAAGAGGAACTGATTTTACCGTTTCCGTGTATGGAGAAATGAGAAGCCGGAAGGACCATAAACTTACAGTAGATTATGTCACGGCGTTGGGAATAGATTATCTTGACAGACCGGAAGAAAAGGATGCAAACGAAGTATACCTGATCGGAGATGTGATTAACATTATCCCGCTGAAAGTAGTAAAAGAAGAGGGAGAAGAAAAAGGAAACTGGATTCTTGCCAGAGTCCTGTTAAGCGTTAAGAGAGCTAAGAGACGTAACGGGCACCAGAAATCAGACTGTATTTCATGCCTTGTCTGGAATGAGAACGCTGAGACCGTCAGAAAACTTGAGAAAGGGCAGAAGTTAAAGGTATTCGGAAGATTCCAGAGCCGAGAAAGATGGTGCTCAGAGAAACAGGAGAGAATCACGGAACTGGATGTATCAGCAAAAAGATTGGAGATTTTGTAATATGAAGAAAATCGAAGTAAGAGAGATTAGATTGACCGATTTTAAAGGTCAGTCAGAAAAGAAAATAGGGTTCGGACACAGAACAATCGTTTCCGGCAAGAACGGATGTGGGAAAACCACACTGGCAGACGCTTTTATGTGGGTGTTCTGTGATAAGGACTACAGTTTAAATAGCAACCCAGATATAAGGCCGGATGATGGCAGAGAATGCCTGCCAAGAGTCGATATTGACATTGTAATTGACGGAAAGCCGGTAAGCGTAGCGAAGTTCCAGAAACGTACAGAAAGTAAACCAAAGGACGGAAAACCGGGCAAGGTTGCATTATCTAACAAATACGAAAACAATGGCGTTCCAAAAGCCGAAAGAGATTTTAAAGCTGATTTAAAAGAGCGAGGATTTGACTTTGATAATTTTCTTATGCTGTCGCATATGGAAATCTTCACAGACTTGAAAGATGCAGATGCCAGAAAGATTCTGTTCGCCATGTCAGATGGTGCCGGGAAAACGGATTTAGAGATTGCCAAGACAGTTCCAGACTGTGCCGAACTGGTGCCACTTCTGGAAACTTATAAGGCAGACGAAATCAAATCCATGAACAACGCAACGCTGAAAAAGGCAGAGGAACAGTTGAAAGCCATTCCAAACCAGATTATCGGCATGGAGCAGTCAAAGGTTGACGCTGATGTTGCCGAACTGGAATTGCAGAAGAACGCCTTGCAGGAACAGATTTCTGACCTCGAAAAGCAGATTGCACAGGCAGGGAACGAGAAAGCCGGAGAGATTAAAACGGAACTGGCAGGATTAAGAACCAAACTGTTAGAGATAGACTCAAAGGCTAAAGCGGACTTGTTAGAGCAGAAATCATCGGTTTGCAATAAAGTTAACACTCTTGAATTAGACAGGAATATCAAAACATCAGAGTTGAACAGAAAGGCTTCTGCATTGGAGTACCTGAGAGCACAGAAAAAAGATCTTCTTGAAAAATTGCAGAACGCCAGAACGCAATATCCCAAAATCAAGGACACAGAATGGGACGACACAGTTCTGGAAAATATTGAATCTGAGACATTCAATGATGCAGATACCATTTGCCCGACTTGCGGCCAGAATCTTCCATCAGAGCAGATTGAGCAGTTAAAGAGCAGATTCGAGCAGAAGAAACAGGAAAGAATCAATCAGCAGTTGAAAGCTCAGGAAGATTGGGAGCAGGACAAGAAGCGTAAACTTGATGAAGTTATTCAGGCTGGCAACAAAGCGTCTGCCGGAATGAAAGAAGCACATAAGCAGGAAGAAACTCTCACATCTGAGATTTCCAAACTTGCAGGGGAATTAGAGCAGATTAAGACTTCTCTGGACGCAGAAAACAAGAATCTGGAAGCTATACCGAAAGAGCCAGATTTCTCAGAAAACGCCGAATATCAGCAGATTCTTACAACAATCAAAGAGAAAGAACAGGAGCTTAATTCTCTGGACGATGGCGAAGAAGCAAAGAAACAGCTTTCAGAGCAGTTATCCGGCAAGAAACAGGAATTGGCAGCAGTAAATCAGAGAATCGGAGAAGCCAATAATAACATCCGAATCGACGAACAGATCGAGAAGCTTCAGGAAAGCCAGAAACAGTACGCGCAAAATAAAGCTGATGCGCAGATGATTCTGGATGAACTAAAATCCCTGAGCATGGCGAAGAATACAGCTCTTGAAGATGCAGTAAACCGGTATTTTGACGGAGTTAAAGTGAAACTGTTCGATACACAGAAAAACGGTGAGGTCGTAGACGCTTGTATCTGGCACGTGCAGGACAAGGACGGTAACTGGAAAAAGCTGATCGGGAATGCCAATACAGCCCTCATGATGAAAGGAAAAATTGCCATCATGGATGGTTTGCAGAAGTTTTACGGCGTGAGTTATCCGATATTCATAGACTGTGCAGCAGAACTGGACAATAGCAGCCTGGCAGGTATTAAGGCAGATGCACAGTTGATTTTCCTGAAAGTTGCTGAGGGAGATATGACAGTAACGGAAGTTTAATAATTATCAGAAAAGGAGAATAAAAATGGCAGAAACTTATGACATTTCAAAAGCAACAAAAGCACAGGAAAAATATTGCATGGAAAAAGGTTATCCGCATTTTGCACCGCGTAGTGGAAAATGCTTTGATTGTGGGCAGAATATTTATTCCGAAAAAGGACGAACAAGAAGTGGAAAAGAATGGAATGGAATTTCTGTTGAGAGAGCATCAAAGGAATTAATTACAGGATGCCCGTTTTGCAATAGAACTTATTGCGATTAATAGAAAAGGAGAATTGTTATGGCAGAAACAAAAACATTTAACACCACTCTTTCAGTATGGACAAACAGTTATGTAGACCTGATGAAGGAAGATTTAGAAACAAGAGGAATGGAGTTCGACTCTTATTCAAAAGAATGCGTAGTGTCAGCAATGGCGGCTATTTATCAGATGATTCACGAAAGTGGAACTGATATGAAATCGGTAAATACATCAAACTTAAAGTCTGTTATGCAGAAAGTAGCAGCATTGAAACTGAACGCAAATGCACAGCCAAGAGAATGCTATTTCCAGATCAGAAACGTAAACGTAGCAGGAAAAGGAAAACCGGCACAGTGGGAGAAGAAAATCGAATTTGCGATTGAGGGCGATGGAAATGACGCTCTTGTAAGCAGATATGGTGTCAATGTGGCTAAAGTGTTCCCGTACTGGAAGGTTAGAGAGGGTGATAAGTATACACCGCCAAGACATAAAGGCGTGGAAATTACACCACCAGAATGGGAAGAATCTGGCGTAGGCAAAGTAGTTCGTATCGTATATCCGATTCAGTATAAGGACGGACATATTGAATATCTTTCATGTGAAAGAGCAGATGTACTGAAAAATCTTGCAGCGCACATCAAGAATAATCTCCAGAATGAAACTTTTGGAATTTGTGCAGATAGATATAAAGCTACAGATGCGCAGAAAGCCCAAATTGAAGCAAAGAAAAAAGAAATCATGAAAAAGGTTGCTGAGATCGGAGAACTGGAAGCAATCATTGATTGTGAAGAATTAAGACCATATATTTCACCGTCTTATTATGAAACACAGTCAAGAGAATCAATGATTATTCGTAAGATGCGAAACAACATTATGAAGTCCATTCCTAAAAGATGGGATAATCCGGTGCAGGCTTACGAATACAACATGATGGATGCCACATACAGAGAAGTGCAGGAAGAAATCGAGCAGAACGCCAATGCAGAAGAATTTATCCGAGATGAACCAGCAGCAATCGAAGAACAACCTAAGCAGCCAACGGTCGCAGAATTCGTAAAGACTGCCGAGAAAGAACCAGTTTCGGCAGCAGGACAGGAGCCAAGCATCCCAGATTTTATGAAACAGGAGGAAATGTGATATGAACAATAAAGAAATTTTACAGAAAGCAAAGGAACTGGTTGAACTTCTGGAAAAACAGGAAGAAACCGGAAAGGTTGAGTTGTCAACACTGAAACGAGGAGATGTGTTTCAGACCACTGGAAAGCGTAAATACAAGGTTCTGGAACAGTATGGAGATACAACGAAAATTATTTCGCTTGATCTGGTGAAAGAAAATGTAGAGTTTGGTGATACCTCAGATTACAAAACATCAAAGGTAAAGAAACTGTGTGACATTGAAATTCTGAAAGACTTCGAAGAAGAATTCGATGCAGAAAATATCGAAACACACACAGCAGATATTATCACTGCGGATGGACAGAAATTGGGGACTGTTGATTGTAAAATTCGACCGATTACGTTTGATGAAGCACGAGAATACACAGATATTACACCGAACAATGACCTGAACGACTGGTATTGGACATTATCGCCATGGTCAACGAAAGAACGTGGATGGAGGAAAGCCTTGGTCGTTGTTTCCCTTTCAGGCAATGTCAATAGCTACATTTGCGACGACTGTAATGGTGTTCGCCCAGTTTGTATCTTAAAATCTAATATCTTTGTATCTAAGGCGGAGGAATAAAGATGAGATTAGTAAGTCAGAACGGGGAATTTGATGTTCCTTATGAAATCGCAGCATTAAGTAGAACAGGAAATATCATAATAGCATATGTGCCGATAGTTGGTGAAAAAGGAACAATTATAGCTCGTTATTCGACAAATGGAAAAGCCCAAAAAGCTATGAAAGCCTTGCATAAAGTGTATGCAGGAATGTTTCTTGCGCAAAACGTTGAAATGAGCGATGACGATTACGAGGAATGCATAAAAATGGCTGCAAGAGGTTTTGGAATCATCAAAACAATGGTTAACAGCCCAGATGTGAAATTCGAACCAGCAAACATTGTATTCAGATTTCCAAAGGATTGAGAGGTATAAAAAATGAGTTATAGCAGTTTATATGGAATTGATAAGGATTACAAAGGAGAGGTTATAGAAGAGTTCGGAAATTCATGGCTGTTTGCACCTATTGTGTGGGATGTTTTGACAGAAAAATATATCCCGCCAAGTAAATTAATAAGTCATGGATTTAAGAGAAATATCATTCATGATACTTCTCTTTGGAACGAAGTAAACAATGAAATTAACAATTGTGACAATGCGGTAGACAGGATTTGCTGGGAATTTTCTGGACAACAGGTTTTCTTCACAAAAGATAAGAGCTGTGTGGCAAATGCAATAAGAGACTTTATTAAGCAAAATAATAATTATTGCAGAGACACCGAAGATAATATCCCGGTGCTAGAAAGAGAGCACATCATTGAAAGATTCGAAAAGATTGCTAGTGCAATAGAGCTGTTATCGGAAGATATACCGTATTTTGTAATGAAGAACACTTCTGTTGATGACGGCGTAGAAAGATGGTTTGAAAAATACGATGATAAGCAAGATGAATATATAGAAACTGGTCTTAATCAGGTTGATGAATTTGTTACAGAATTTGTCGTGATCGAAGATGGGAAAATCGTGAATTTCATAAGCAATTTGGATTTTGAGTATTGAAAGTGAGGTGGCGAAATGTTCATGAGAGTGATAAACACAGGCAGTCAACTCGGAAACTGCTATACGCTCAAGACCGAATCCGGCGAAATCTTGCTTTTGGATTGTGGATGCAAGTATTCAGAGATTTTAAAAGGAATTTCTTATAGGATATCAGATGTTTCGGGCTGTCTGCTGACCCATGGACACGGAGATCACCTGAAATCATTTCAGAATCTTATGCAGTCCGGTATTCAGATTTACACCAATGACGAGACGGTTGAGAGCGTAAACGCAATCTCTGGGGAGCTGATGATCGGATTGCCAGAAAAGAAACCAAAAGACATAGGTTCGTTCCGGGTAACGCCGTTCTACGTCCCACACGACAATACACCAAACTTCGCGTACCTGATATCGCATGAGGAATGCGGGCGACTGATATATGCGACAGACTTCTCATATTTGCCGTTCACATTTAAGAACATGAGAATAAATCACTTCCTTATAGAATGCAATCATCTGGACGAATCGCCAGAACAGGATTCGTTTAAGTTTGAACACTCCATCCGGGGGCACAGCAGTTTATCTACTGTAAAAGAGATTATTCGAGTGAACAAGACCGCTTCGCTCAGGACTATAACGCTATGTCACCTGTCAGAGGGATGGGGGAATCCGGAAGTGATGCAGAAAGAGATACAGGACGTTGCAGGAGATGATGTTCTGGTGCAGATCGCAAGACCGGGACTGGATGTTGATTTGAATTTATGCCCGTTTTGAAAGGAGATAATTATGGAAAAATTTGAAAATTGGAAAGAGAAAACATTAGGGATTTATGTGTATCCAATTAGTCCGGGGTGCGCATATGAAATCCACATCAACTATTGGGATATGAAAACAGATATTCTGACTGCAAATGCAAGTCTGTACATTGTTGGACGTTGGCACAACAAAGGCGGAACGAAAACAGTAGAAAGAGAATGTTTGCTTGATTTTGTGCCAGTCATGGCTTGTATTGGAAAAGCTATTGAGGATAACAAAGAAAATAACACAACTTCATAAGCAAGGGAGGAACAGCACACACAACAGACAGGAAATGGAAATCCCGGAACCATACAGGGAAAATTAAAAAGCACCGACTATTTATCGGCACTTTTTACAAAATCTTGGAGAATGGTAATAACCAGATTATTGAAACTTCTGTTCTCCTGCTTGGCAATCTGCTCAAGTTGTTCTTTGAGCTGTATCGGGAACGTGATATTAGTTCTGGTCTTATCAGAATTGCTAGCCATATGAAATCCCTCCCTTGTTTTTAGAACATTGTAGCATTTTTGTCTATCGGTGTCAATTAGATGCCAAAGTGATACCAAAGTGATACCATTTTATCTTGCAATATAGGTGTTGAAATGGTATCATAGTGGTATCATAGTGGTATCAAAAATACACCAAAGAATGAATCGAGGTGATAAGTTTTTAATAATGAAAAAAATAAATTACAGACAAATTTATATGATGAAAAGTCAACGTGAGAAAAAAATAAAAGAAATATGCCCGGGTATTCCATATTCAAGCGGCATATATGCTTTTTACAGAACAGATGAAGCAGGAATAAGAAGAAGCTACGTAGGGCAGGCAGTTAGCCTTTGTGAGAGATGCGCGAGCCATTTAGGAGAATACGATCACATAGCGTTAAGTCTTAAAAAACATAAATTTTACAGTGAAAGTAACCCCACTGGATGGAAGCTTACATATATGACGTGCAAAAAAAGTGAACTCGACCAGAAAGAAATTGAAACGATCAAATCTTTTGCCGACAAAGGTTTTCAGATGTATAACATCACAGCAGGTGGGCAGTCTACAGGAAAGCAAGTAACAGGACAGTATAAACCGCCAAAGACATATATGCAAGGCGTACAGCAGGGAAAGAAAACTCTTGCCAGAGAGCTGTCGCATATCATAGACACGCACTTGCAAGTTTCTTTGAAGCCAGAGAAACAGAATAACAAAGTATCAATTCGGGCTTTTGAAAAGTTCCAGAACTTGATTGATGAAAAAACATACGAAAAGGAATCGTGAATATGGATGAATTAAGGCATCAAAAACACATGCAATGTATGCAGAACCGCAAGGACATCTATTACTTCATCAGAAAATATGCGAAATATCATAAAACAACGCCGCCAACAAAGAAGATTTCCGAAGAACTTGATATCAGTGTTAGCGCCGTTCAGAGGCATCTGAGACAGTTTGAAGAAGATGGACTGATTGCATTTAACGGGTACGGCTCGCACAGGACATATGAACTGATAGGAGTAAAGAAACATGAAACTTTATGACGTATACGACGGTTCAAAGTATATTGGGGAGCTGACGCTTGCTGAAATATCAGAATTGACAGGAAAAACAAGAAGCCAGGTATCAAGGGCGGTTTATTCAGCCTATCTGCTCGATGAAAGATATGCGATTGTGTACGATGGGCGGGACACAATCTGCAAATCAAATAAAAACGATATGAGGATGCTGATGGAGTTCGATGCTCTGACAGGCAAAATAAGGAGGGCTGTCGGATGGGAAAATTGAAGATCAAAAAACCAAAAATCCAAAAGAACTCAATCCCTGCGCCACTTAATGTAACCAATTTTACAATGGAACAGATATCCAGACAGACCGGAGTAAAAATTGAATCTCTTAAAGCATATTTGAACGCCAGAGAGCAGGAAATTAAAGAGCAACTTATCAAAGAATCACAGGAAAAGCTGTGGAAAGCAGAAGATTATATTGCTGTGGCAAATATTTTGATTTCTGTAATTGCAATCAAGAAAGCATGGGGATTTAAGAAAGCAAACCAGAATTTCATCGATAAGATTACCGAAGCCGAAAGATATGTTGAGGAAATCGGCGTTGAAGCAGCATACGAGGAAATTAAGGAAGAAATGGGATTACAGATCGAATTTGATTCTTTTGATATTAACAAGGAATTTGGGTTCGGAGAAAGCGAGGTGATGCCAGATGCAGAAACAGTTAATAATTGATTGTTTCGCAGGCTGAGGCGGAGGTGGCGCTTCAGTAGGAATTGAGATGGCGCTCGGCAGATCAGTAGATATAGCAATCAATCACGACCCTGACGCTATCCTGATGCACAAGACGAATCACCCTGGAACACTGCATCTGACAGAAGATATTTTCAAAGTAGACTTGCAGAAATATGTCGGAAACCAGCACGTAGCGTTGATGTGGGCTTCCCCGGATTGTACGAGCCATTCAAAAGCAAAAGGAGGTCAGCCGAGAAAGCAGGGGCTTCGCATTCTTCCGTGGGCTGTATATAAGCACGCAAAGGCGATTCTTCCAGATGTAATCATTATGGAAAATGTAGAGGAGATACAGCAGTGTGGGCCTCTGGATGAGTCAGGAAAGCCAATTAAGAGCAGAGCAGGTGAAGACTATAACAAATTCATAGCAGCTATGAAATCCATTGGCTATGAATTTGATAGCCGGGAATTAGTAGCGGCAGATTATGGAGCACCAACGACACGAAAAAGGTGGTACGCAGTGTTTCGTATGGATGGAAAGCAGATAGTATGGCCAAAGCCTACACATAATCGTTTTGGGACAGACGGTCTGAAGCCATACGAGCAATGCGGAGATTACATTGATTGGTCAGACTTAGGTAAAAGTATATTTGACCGTCCGAAACCACTGGCAGAAGCAACACAGAAGCGCATTGCAAATGGAATCAAAAAATATATCGTCGATAATCCAGAACCGTACATTGTAAAGAACAAAGATGCATTGGCATTTATCATTCAGTATCATGGAGAAACCAGACAAGGTGATTCCAGAGGACAATTGCTGACTGAACCGATAAAAACCATTGATACCTCAAACAGATACGGACTTGTAACTGCATTCATTACAAAGTATTACAAGACCGGAATCGGTCAAGGATGTGACGAACCGCTCCATACAATAACCACATCGCCCGGGCACTTCGGCGTGATATCTGCATTCTTGGTCAAATATTATGGAACAGGATGCGGACAGGTGCTTAACGAGCCACTAGGGACTATTACCACAAAAGACAGGTTCGGACTGGTAAACGTTCTGGTTGATATTCATGGAGAGAAATACATCATATCAGATATTTTTCTCAGAATGCTAAAGCCGGAAGAATTAAAGGTGATGCAGGGATTTCCAAAAGATTACATTATTGATCGGGACTATAAATGGAGAAATTACCCGATTGCAAAACAAGTAGCGAGAATTGGAAACAGCGTTGTGCCGGTTATGGCAGAAGCACTTGTGAAAGCTAATTGCCCGTATCTGAAAGTCGGAGAGCGAAAAGCTGCGCCGATGATTTACATGCAGAATAATGGGCAGGTAGCATTTGGATAAGAAATCATGGAAGACTGCACAATAGCGTGTCAGTTGCTTACATGGGGAAAGTGAGGGTAGAAAATGAAAATAACAGTCGAGATTTCTGACGAAGAATTAAAAAACGAAATTCTCAATATAGTTGCTAGAGACTATAAATCTGAGTATTCGGCAGATAGAAGAAGAACCGATACAGTTGTTAAGGAATGCGTCAGAGAGATTATCTATCAGGATAAAGAACGTATTATTGACAGGATTGTTGATCAGGCAAGCCGTGAATGCGGAAATAAAGCGGTTAAGAAATTTCTGGACAGTATTAAATAGAGGGGGATAAAAATGACAGAACAGGAAAAGAAGGAACTTCTGGATGAACTGGAAAAGCGCATTGACGAAAAATACAAAGGTTGTCTTACCAGAGAAGATGTTGCAACCACATTAAAAGCACCGAGAGAAAAGTGGTTCAAAGATGAGAATGGACACGGAGCAAATTCTCTGATGACGGATGCTTTTGATTCTCCCATTATCTCATGGCAGGTTTGGGAAACAATCAGAAAGTTGACTTGTGTTATCTGCGGTAAGCAGTATGTTAGGCAGCTTTCAAATGTAGAGAATGCGGATGAGGTTGCAGAGAAGCTTTGCCAGTTTGTCTACGATTTGAAGATGGAATTTAAAAATCAGGAGGACACAAAATGAGAAGCTACACAATAAATCTTCCAAGAGGACTGGAAGTGGATATTTTTAATTTACCAGATAACTTTGCGAAGAAATCAATCGTGTATTTGGAGAATATACACAGGAGACAACAAAAGATTATAGAGATTGCGACAGATTAGGATTTATTGACTGTTGCGTAAGACATATTAACGGAGACAAAAACAGCTACGATGTAGTGGATGAAAAAGTAGAAGATTTTATTACAGCTCAGTGGATAGAATACGGACAGCTTGACAATAAAGACGATGTGTACAGTACTGATTTTATGGCTGATTGTTACGCAGAAGGTGTACGAAACGCAGTGTTATGCTCTCATTTCGGAACTGACGATCATTACATTTACGACCAGATTCAGAAAGTTCTGGTACAGGTAATTACAATTGTGATGAATTATGAAGATAAGGAGGACACAAAATGAAATTATTTAAAACAGTAGATGAGAAATTAGCAGAAATTGGATTTACAAAAGAAAAAGAAGACAAGTATGGGTGTGTATATAAAAGAAAAGATAAGAAATATAATTTTACACAAAAAGTTGTCATTGAACACAAAAAATCTGGTAGACATATTTTACAGTCATATGATCCAGATTTAGGAGATGATAAAGGAATTGGAAATACTTGTGTTGGTCTTACAGGATATGAAATGAAACTATTTCTTAAAAAGATGAAGCGGATGAAAATGTATTCTGGAAAGAAAGTAAGTATTGAATAATGGAAAATAAAAAAATGAATAAATGTAAATATTGTGATAAAGGTGTTCCACTTATAATAGGTAAAACTAATGATTATGGTATAGCAATTCAATATCATAGAAAACTTATTGCATACGGATATGATATTCATGGATATGATTCAAATGGATTGGTTGTTAAAATTAATTATTGCCCTATGTGTGGTAAGAAATTGAGCTAGTAGAAGAATTTGGCATTTCAAAGGAGAGAAATATGTTAATAAGAAGTCAGGATAAAGAACAGTTATTGAATATTGATTTTGTAAAAACTATTGGTATTTGCGAAAGAGGAAAATGCTTCGCAATATTTATTGATAGTTTGTATTTTATCGGCAATTATTCTAGCAGAGAAAAGATTATTAAGGTACTGGATATGATTCAGGAAGCCTATGGAGATGCAAAATTAAATGAAATTCTTCTTCCTGATGTCTGCAAATCGGCTAATGAATCTCAGAGGGGAAAAGATAATACATTAATTGCAAAAACTATTAGAAAAGATTTTATGAAAAAAATGATATTTCAGATGCCAGAGGATAGTGAGGTAGAAATATGAGCGATGAAATGACGCTTGTTCAGAACAAAGATGACACATTTGGTGCATATGATGATACTTATGACATTGTAATACATTGCAAGACAGAAGAGAAACAGAAGAAAGTTATCGAGCATTTAAGAGGGATAAAGCTTCAGGAGGACTAAATGGGAAGATGTAAATTAGATTGTCCGGATGGTGAAAGAGAGTGCTGCATCTGCTGTACTAAACAGGATTCCTGCCAATGCAGATGTGATGATACGGACAGTTATGAATATGCGGAGGAGTGTGAAGAATATGAGACTGATTGATGCAGATAAGATCGATTTTAACGAAGTTTTTGTTGGTGCAAGTGAATTTGCGCAAGACACAAGAAATGCGGCACAAATGTTGATTGATAATCAGTCGACAGCTTTTGATGTGGACAAGGTTATTAACCAAATTGAATACAGAAGAGCAAGTTTTGATTGTAGATCATGTGAATACAATGATGATGGAAAAACAATATGCAGTGAAGATTGTTCAGATGCACTTATTGATGATTTGATCAAAATCATGAAGGAGGGTGGAATTGAATGAGTAGTGCAAGCGTAAGATTCGGGACAAAAGCATATGTATGCGCAAGATATTTTCTCAGACCAGGAAAGTGCTTCAAATACATCGACCAGCGTGGCGAAGATGCCACAGAACACGTCTATGAGGTTATGACGTTATATCCTTATTGTGTATTGTTAAGAGATACCAGGAATGGAGTCAGGACTTGTCCGGGGTACAATACTTTGAGCCTGATGCTGAGAGGAAGTGAAGCGAATGAGTAAATGGTATGTAAGTGTCGGAATGAGCTTATCAATTGATTATGACGATATTGAAGCCGATACAAAAGAAGAAGCTGAGGAAATAGCAAAAACACGGGCATCAGAAGATATTGACTACAATAACTGCGATTGTGAAGTTGACAGTATGAGCGTGTGGTCTAGTTTTAAGGAGGAAGAAAATGAGTAAATCAGTGTTAGTGATAGATACGCCAGAGAATTGCTTAGATTGTAGATTCTGTTATGAAACAGATGAAGGTGTTGAAGCATGTTGTTCAATCTCAGATGACGATAAAGACGCAAGTCTCATGAAGAAGATTGATTGTGAATATGGATATTGTCAAGGTAAACCTGATTGGTGTCCATTGAAGCCACTGCCGGAGAAGAGCACTACAGAGAATGATATGACGGATTATCAGTGCGGTATGGTCGATGGTCGAAATCAGTGCATCGATGAGATTGCAGGAGGTGAAGTAGATGGAGAGATTAACAAAATGGGAAGATGATGGTATCACATATAACGAAAAACGAGAGTTTGAGTGTGGTGAATATTGCGATAGCTGCTCACATGGTGCAGGAAATTGCAAAACAGTAGAGAATATGATTAAAAAGCTTGCCACTTATGAAGACTTAGAAGAACAGGGCTTATTTGTGAGGTTGCCAGCTAATAATAAAGAAATATATATTATCTCTTCCAGATGGACAGTCTGCTCAGAATGTGGTTCAAGATTTGATGAATACAGTTGTAGTGGCTGTGAATACGAATGTGATAGTAAAAAAGAATATTATGTGTATCCAACTTATCTTTCGTCTATAACTGTAAGCACTTATGTTGACCGATTTGGTAAAACTGTATTTCTTACCCGTGAAGAGGCTGAGAAGAAGCTGGAGGAGATGAAAGCTAATGATTAAAGTACTGAATACCATTAATACTAGACTGATTCCTATATCAGTTTTACAGGATGTAAAAAGTAGAATCTCTGATTGGCTTGCATCCGGCGGGAAAGAAACCGATCCTTACATTCAGCGGCAAATTGATTATCTGAAAGCTGTTGAAAAAGCAGCATTGGATGAGAAAAATATCGTATAAGTGGAATTGGAGGAGATGAAGAATGAATAAATGTTGTGCAAGTCAAGACGGAATATGCAGAAACGCTATTCTTTTCGGAACAAGATGCGATGGTTACAAAGAAAGATGTAAATTAAGGCCAACTTATATTACTCTTGAACGAACGGTGAAGAATTACCAGCATAATTTGAGAAAAATGTTTGGAGCGGAGGATTAATATTGCACAGACATCAATGGATTAAATACCATCATCACAGAAGAGGATGGGTGTACAGATGCGAGATTTGCGGACAGTTTTGGGGATAAGGAGATGATGGAAAATGGCTGAATATGTTAAAAAAAACAGATGTAATAAAAATCATGGAAAATAATTCTCACATGATGGAGGTATTTGGAGTTAAGAAGAAAATGATTGACGGATTCGCAATGTGTTGTGATTTCGCAGATCTGGAAACTGTTGATATTGATAAGGACGAATGGGAGGATTAACATGAAGCCAGAAGAAGCAATTGAAAACTTACGGGAACGCATTGACTTAGCTAAAAAGGTCTGGACAAATGTTCCAGGAATTGTTGAATATCGTAAAGCATTAGAATTAGCAGTTAAAGCGTTAAAAAAGCAGATGCGCAGAAAAGTGAGATACGAGGTTGTAGAATACGACGAATGCTACGATGTTAATTTATATGCTTGCATCTGTCCGTCATGTGGACTGCATATTATTGGTTTTTCGGATGACGATGTAGATTCTAAATGCAACAGCGATAACCCTGAAGATATGTTTCATTCCAGTATGGTACATCATGCATATATTGGCATGAATAATTATTGTAACAGGTGTGGACAGAAATTAGATTGGGGTGAGGAAAATGGCAGATAAAACATGCAAAATTTGCATTGAAAATGATAACGGGCTGTGTGACCGCAAAGGCATCCTGATAGAGGAAGATGATACCTGTGAAAATCACACAAAAAACTGGATGGTATCTTTGATGGAGAAATTCATTCGAAAATCAATGCGGTAAGGGCGAAAACGTCCTTACCAGACGGGAAGGTGGCTAAATGACAAAGGTGAGTTGGATTCGATTAGAAATAGATATGTTCGACAACAAGAAAATCCGGCATATCAGAAAACTTCCAGAAGGAAACAATATCGTGCTGATCTGGATGATGCTCCTGACAATGGCAGGGCGTTGTAATTCAAACGGAATTATCTTTCTGACGGAGAATATTCCATATACAAATAAAATGCTGGCTGACGAACTGGATTTTGATGAGAGTGTGATCGAGCTTGCACTCACAATTCTTGAAAAGTTCGGCATGATAACCAGAGACGGAACATTGCTTTCAATCCCCGGATGGGAAGAGCACCAGAACATTGACGGGCTTGAAAAAATCAGAGAGCAAACAAGAAAACGAGTTGCAGAGCATAGAAAACGTCAGAAAGAATTGTCGGAAGAAGAATCTATGCCGGAAATTCCAGAACAGATTTCTTGCGAAAAAGATTTAGTCAAACCCGGAGATGTGCAGAAAGTGGTTGATGAGTGGAATAAACTTCAGCAGTTCGGTATTCAGCCGATTGCAAGAATGACGGCAAGGCGAACGCAAATGCTGAAAGCAAGAATCCGAGAATACGGAATAGACAAGGTAATAGAAGCGTTGAAAAATGTACAAAACAGCGATTTCCTCATGGGAAAGAAAACTGATTTTATGATAAATTTCGAATGGTTCGTGAAACCAAACAACTTCTTAAAAATACTCGAAAACAAATACCATAACAGGGAGGATATGCGAAATGGAACTGGCACAGCTCAAAGAAATGTCGAACCAATCATCCCACTTGGAGAATGGAACGGAGAAGAATCAGACACCCCGTTCGCTTGAATGCCCTGAATGCGGGGACAGCGGGTGGAGATGGGTAAGAGACGCAAGTGGTATTCCTTATTGTGAGGAATGCCCTTGCGGAATCAGAAAGAGAACAATCCTTGAAAATCAATTGAAATTCGCAGAGCTTCCAAACGTGTTTAAAGGCTCAAATTTCAACGATTTGAAATCAAGTGTATATTTGAACGCCGAGAGCCGAAAAGTATTTTCTCAGGCGGCTCAGGCGGTAAATTATTGGTTTAAAAACCTTCCTGATATGCAGAAGAAAGGAATAGGATTATATCTTTTTTCAAATGCAAAAGGTTCTGGCAAAACCAAAACAGTATGCAGCTTGGCAAATGAGATCATGAAAAAATACCAGAAGCCTGTCAAATTCACCACGTCTCTCAGAATCCTTGATGAAATCAAGAACACATGGGGAGCCAAAGAGAATGCAGAGGGAAAGCTGATAGAGGATTTATCCAGAACAGAAATCCTTATTATTGACGATTTCGGTGCCGATTCTGGCAAGGACTGGATTAATGAAAGATTCTATAGCATTATTAATGGACGGTATGTCGATAGGAAAATTACTATATTCACAAGTAACTGTCAGATATCAGAATTGAAATACGATGAAAGAATCACAAATAGGATTCTGGAACGGTCACTTGAAATTCCATTTCCAGAGGAATCCGTCAGGGAGCACATTGCGGAACATTTGAGAATGAAGATGATTCAAGGAATGGGAGTAGCAAAATGAGAATAAAAAGATGGAAAGAAATGTCAGAGAGGGGAGTAGTTGAGCTGAAACGTAATCAATGCATGAAATGCGTATATCTTTCTAAAAGCAGTCCGTCATCTATATCGAATGCTACCTGTGATTATATTCTTATTGTTGGTCATTCAAGAGGCTGTCCGCCTACGGAATGCGTACAGAAAGGAATTTTAAAGCGTGGTAAGAGAAAAGGTGGAGAGAGTGAATATGGATTATGACATCACACCCGAAATGGTAGGAACGTGTGTAAACATCATCATGGATTACTGCAAAGCGACAGATAATAAATGTGAGAGCTGTGCGCTTCGAGTTACCTGCCAACACAGCTTTAAAATCCCGCCGTTTGCATGGAAGAGGGAAGAACATGAGAACAATAAGCGAAATGTATAAGCGTTCTGGAGGAACAGCATATCAGCATAAATGCGCTGAATGCCGATTCTATAGGGACGGAAAGAGAGGAAAATGTCTGATGTACGGCGGTGATCGGGATTGGCATGGAAATTTCATTGCCTGTAAATTCTTTAATCTCGAAGATGATATGCCGGAAGGACAGATGAATATTTTTGATTATGTGTGAAAGAAAGGAGGAACGAGGAACCGCTGGCCAGCGAAAGGATATCCCGGTTCCTCCTTATTTTTTATGAATAATGACGACTTGAAATATGCTATAGAGAATGGTATTATCGACTTATCTCACATACAAGAAAACATAGAGATGAGCAAAAGAAGGGACATATTGGAACAATATGAAGCTAGTATTTGGGAGGCTTCGGACGGATATTGGAAAATCCGTATTTATGATGATGAAACTAAGAAAAGAAGACTGATTAAGAGGAGAAACAGGGAAGACCTGGAAGATGAAATAGTCAGAATCTATAAGGAAAAGATTGAGAATCCTAAAATAAGTGAAATCTTTGATGAATGGCTTGAACGCCGTCAGGAACTGGGCAAGATATCAATGTCCACAAAGCAGAGATACCAACAGGTTTTTGACCGCCATTTCAAAGAATTTGGTACTGAAAGAATACGAGATGTTGACTCGGAGGATTTTAGTAGTTTCCTTGAAGAGCAGACGGGGAAATACAATCTGACAGCAAAGGGATTCTCAAACCTCAAGACAATAGCCAGAGGCACATTGAAATGGGCGAAGAGAAAGAAACTGATAGATTGGAACGTGGAAGAGCTTTTTTATGATCTGGACGTGAGCGACCGTGAATTTAAGAAGAATGTTAAGGAAGAATTAGAAGAGGTATTCAGCGACGCCGAAATGAAAAGAATCGTTGATTATCTCAAAGACAATCTTGATATGGTAAATCTTGGAATTCTGCTTATGTTTGTGACTGGAATAAGAGTCGGCGAATTAAGTTCGCTAAAGTGGGAAGACTGGGTTTATAGCAGCAACGTGGAAAGTCCAAGCATATTAAAGATACGTCGCACAGAGACACGGTACACTGTTGATCATAGTTTAATTTTTGATGTAAAGAACTTTCCAAAATCAGAAGCAGGCGTGAGAAATATAGTGATTCCACATGGATGTGTCTGGATTCTGCAAAGACTAAGATACATGTCAGCATTTTACGAGTACATATTTTTTATGGATGGTCATAGGCTTAATGCATCTGTATTTAGACGGCGACTATACAAGGCTTGTAAAGAAACAGGATGTGTTCAGAAATCACCGCACAAAATCAGAAAAACTTACTGTTCAATTCTTCTCGATCACAGTATTGACAACCAGATGGTAATATCTCAGATGGGACATTCAAATATAAAATGTTCCGAGAATTTCTACCACAGAGACAGAAAAACACTTGCAAAAAAGCAGGAAATCATGGATAATATTCAGGAATTTTCGGTTATAGCAAAATAAAAATCTGATCTAAAGTATGGTTGTTTTTTACTGACAGGGAACAGCTAGGGAACAAAAGGGAACACCTTGAAAATCCCGAAAGCCCTTGATTTTACTGGAAAATAAGGGTTCTATAAACGGGTTCGATTCCCGTACTGGCTGCTAAGAAAACCTTGATTTTATGCGGATTTCGGGGCTTCTAGAATCCGCAAGGGAACACCCTAGGGAACACAAACAAATATTCGATAATAAGACATGGAGGAATCTTGTATGCGAGATATAAGAAAGCCTCAGATAAAATCGCTGAAAGGCGATTATTTTTTTGCACTTTTTTAATGAATACAGTATAATGTATTCAAAGGAGTGAGACAGTATGATACATACCGCATACGATGTAATGAAAGAATATCTGATAACCGGCGCAGAGTTGGATGGTCCGTACCAGATACCGGTTATTCCGCCGATGCAGCTGGCGCCAAAGAAAAGTATAGACTTTGTTTCTTCAAAATCCAGATCATTAAAAGGGCACAAGGATTTGACGGTGAATTTTTATATTGACGACAAGAGTTTCTTACAGATATGGAATCAGCCAGACCAGTACATTGAGCATCTGAAATGCTTTCATTCAGTTTGCAGCCCGGATTTCACAATTGCTTCGGGAATGCCTACGGCACTAAATATATACAACCTATACAGGAATCATGCTCTAGGATTCTATTTTGAAATTTTAGGCGTTAATATCATACCATCGGTAAATGTTATCAGTCCAAAAGAAATGCCTTGGATTTTCGATGGTACGCCGCACAGAAGCACTGTATCATGTTGCACTAATGGGAGAGTACGGTCTAAGTCTGCCAGAATGGAATTTTGCGAGAATTTTAAAGAAATGTTAGACGTAATAGAACCAACAAAGGTTGTGATCGTGGGTATCGTGCCGGACGAACTCAATGTGGATGTACCAATTATAAACCTCAATTCGCGTAGCCAGAACATGAAGGAGATGTTCAGAAAGGAAGGACCATGGGAACAGTCAGTAGCGGATCAGCAAAACGAAGAAATAAAGAAACCGGTCGGCAGAAGAAGCGCCGAAGCAGACTTTTCAGTATTGTGGGGCGAAGAAACATGACTGGAAAAGATGAATTGAATGTGATGAAGTGAAAAATTTACATCACGCCGAGCTACGTTATAGAAAATTATATACAGAATGCACAAAAATAAAAAAGTCGCAGGTCTAAATTAGTTTCAGATTTCTGCGATTTTTTTTCAGATTTTCCCAGTTCAAACCGACCCGGTTTTGATGCTGCTTCTGACTTGTCGTGCATTCCCTTGGTGCCCTTATCCCACCTCAGGACGGTCCCGGCAACCGCCAGCCGATTAGCAACGGACCACTACAGGAACCCGTGAAAGCCCCACCACCCTGCACGATCTGGAATAGCACAACCCGCCGGGGATAACCCAGAAGCAGGCCGGGAGCATCTACGGAAGCGTAAAGCCAGCGCCAGACACCGCCAGAACCAAAGCTAATTCTAGTGCAACGCTGTAAAATGCGTTTAAAAACGTTTTTACGCAGTTATGGTAAAATATACAGAAATCACATAAAACGCGCTCAAAAATCCAAATACGGCGTTATATGAGTATTTAAGGCACAACCGTCTAAGCAAAACGCCTAAAAGCGTACAGAAATAAGACCGCCGGAGCGATCACAAACAAAGTCCGCATAGCTTCGCGCAGTCCGGATGTATAAAGACCAGACCGGGCGAAGTGTCCGCGCAACTATACACAGTAATAATAACCCTGTTGCGTTCTGCCGTCAATCCCTGTTATCAATTTGTATTTGACGTTTTAAGGTGATTTTATATGACTGTGATAAAATATACCAGAATCACGATAAAAGCCGTTAAAACGTCGAACAGAAGCCAATACAGCTATATATAATTGTCAATGTGCATCAAACCAGGACGCAAGCCCCGGAGAAGTCCTGCACGGGTCACGAACCACCGCCGCCCGGAGCGGATGCAGGACACCAGAAAAAGAACAGCGTTTTACTGCTCTAAATAATTTATGTTCGTGATCTGTGGCAAGTCCCGGAAGAACTTAGGAAAATCGCCGTCAGTAATATTGTACTGGCGGTCAGATGTTGAAATCATGCGGCCATCTTTTATTTCCATACAGGAAAGTTGTAAATACCCCGATCTTTTAGTGGATTTATGCAGCGCGTACCGCATAATAGACACCGCTCCAGACTGACAGCGCACCGGTGGTAAGTCGTACCAGATCAGCGGGACAGCACCGGAAGCAACCGCATTAAACACTTGCGCAGCGTCCTTTTTTGCAGCTGCTCTGATTTTATCAACGGTGGAAAAATCCCCGCTCAAAACGGCGTCAACGGTCTGCTCTGACGTTGGTTTTATAATTCTATCTATCATATAAAAGCCCCTTTCTAATTGAAAAAAGCAGGCGGGAAAGCCCCGCCCGAAATTGGTTTATTTTCTTTCCACAAACTCGATTTCTGTATAATTTTTCCCGGTCACCTCGTTTATAAATGCCAAAATTCCGGTTCTTGTGAAATCGAAACGTGAAAAATCAAATCCCTTTTGTGCAAGCCTATATTCGTAAGAACGTCCGCAACCCTCAGCGTCGTAATATGTTCCGTCGACATGTAACGCGTTAGACTGTACCACTGGACATCTTTTTTTATTTGCGTCGCGCCTCTGGTAGCTTCCAAAATCCGCAATAACGTGCAGGCCGTCCAGCGTGTCAAATTCTGTTCGAACTCTACAATTTGGAACGTCTGAGCCGTTTCTATAGCCTGTTCCCGTGCAACCGTATTCTACTAATGTTAATTTTTTCATGGTTTAATCCTCCTGATTTTATTTTAAAAGGCCGCCGGGGAAATGCTCCCCGGTACGCTTGCCGGCCTGATTATGCTTCTATTGTTCGACCGTGGTTGTCCATGAAGACCTCACCGGCAGGCCACTGACAAAGCTTCGCGCGACCTTCTTTTACAACGCGCTCGTTATATCGTCCGGCGTGCTGAATCACCTTGTATGTGATTGTTTTAGCGGTTTTGTTCGTGATTTCGAACGTTAAACCGCTTTCATAGTATCTTTTTCCGATTTCAAATTTTTTCATATTTTTACCTCTTTTCTTATTTTTTGAAATCCGGCGGTCGTGTTGGGGCTACGGATTGACCGCCGCCGGAGGTGTTAATCAGTCATTAGCGAAAACCGTTTCTGGCGTCCGATTCTTCGAAGTGTCAAGAATTCGTTTTCTGTGATCTTCCCGGATACTCTCATTTCTTCTGCGACTGCCAAATAAAAGTCGCAGGTC